TAACATCAAGCTTAATTTACTGTAACAAGGGCAAATTCTTGTATGATCGAAAATATCTTCCAGTAAAACGCAATGTGGAAAAAGCTGTTTTACCTCATAGATATGCTCTTTTTCTTCCCCACCACGTTCTACGTATTTGATTCTTTTGCCAACATGCAAATCAAACGTTTTACTTATATATGCTTTAAGCCCATATATGTTCACTTTGCTCATTTTTGTGCACCAATCCTTCCTTAAAAGCCACTATTGCAGCTTCCTTACTGTGATGTATTTTTGTAATGGTTTTACATTCTGTGCATTCGCACCAATATAAATCTCCTCCATAATGCCGGTTATAATCTGCGAAAACATGAAAACGATTCCCACATTTAGGGCAAATCCTACTTTTGCCATTTTCAACATTAATTCCCATTCTTTCATTAAACATCGAACATTTCCTCATCTTCATCGTCAGAATCGAAATCTGACGTTTCTTCACAATCGGTTGATTTATTTCTGGACATATTCTTGCCACGTTCCACCAGTTCCGCTCTCTGCTCTTCTGTTAATTCTCTTGGCGCTCGTAGTTTCACGTACTTAACTGGGACATGAGCAAATATGGAACCATCTTTGTTCGTAGCCAGAATCTTCACATCTTCTGGATGTTGTTCTGCAAGCTTCAAGACTCTTCCTTTCATTTTACTGCCGTTATGTGCTGACACTTCTGCGTACTCACCACCACGAATCCACGCGATGCTACATTCATTGCAATTCTCTGCCATGCTTAATCCTCGCTTTCCCCAAATCCAAATTCTTTATTTATATTTATGGAATCAAATTCAAGTTTAATTCCCATTGTTTCTTTTGCTTCTTGGTATGCTTTTTCAATTCCAACTTCTTCAATGTGTTCTTTGGCAGAGTTTAGGTTTTCTAAGAATCTCTGATTGGATTTTGTAAATCCCCATGTTTTCTTAATTGCAAACAAACTGATAAGAACATTTGCAACTGCGATATAATCCTCTGCTTTCCATAGCTTTTCTTGTGATTCTGAAATCAGTTCTTCCGATATTTCCTTGCGCATTTCATCTTCACGTTGCATCAGATACAATTTTAAGGACTCAACTCTTGCACTTGTCACCTTTGAAATTTGTTCCAGACTGAAATTGCTGAAATTGTACGGTGCATTTAAGCGTGTTTTCTCAAATGCTTTCTGCTGCCTTCTTCTCTCTGCCCTGTTCATGCTCTCACCAATCCTTTCAGCATTTGTGAAATATCATCAGCGGTCATATCGCCATTCCACTGTTCATTCTCGAAAACACTATATATTCTCATACTTCTTCCACCTTCTGATATTCATATCCAACAAGGCGGAACGCTCGTGGAGTATTCGGATGTGCAGTAGCAATCAATCCATCAAGTTCAAGCTGCCTCATATGTCGTTGCACAGTTGCTTTTGATATGCCAAGGTTTTCGGCAATTTCTTTAAATGACGGCGCGTATCCATATTTTGTAAAATATCTGATAAGAAACAGATAAATTTCTTTTCTGTTCTCTTGTCCCTCGAGATACTTTCTTTCGGTGTTATATTTACTTACCATAGTTACCTCATTTCTTTTAACCTCTGGGTTCAGATCGCGCTCATATGCCAAGGAAGTTGCATGAATCAGTCCAAACCCAGAGGGCGTGCGCATATTTAGTTGTAATTATTTGGGATTTTGTCTGCCAGAATCGGCAGCTTTATCATTTGTAAGATTCTTCATCAAGAAGATTGTTGAATTTTTCAAGTGCCTTTATAGACACCTTGTTGTTTGATTTCTCTGGTTTGATTGATACATCTAAGTGAGTATCAATGATATGCTTTAATTCTCTTGCAAGGGTTGTTTTTCCTTGCTTGATTCCATCTCTATAGCCTTTGGCTGGTTTGAATTCATTAATCTTTTCTTTCCCCTCGCCTTGGCTTCCAGATGTCTTGTTGTATCTGCATTGATAACCTTTCTTTGTATATTTCAGAATCCAGAACTGCTCCATTTTATCAAGCTGTTCTACCGGATAATGAATGAAATTAATTTTCCATCCAAAAGGATTATCTTCACTGTAGAGCCCTCTTTTCTTTATGGATAAGTCAATGTGCTGATATCCAGTGAGATGTGAACACATCCTCTGAATTATATGTACTGCCTGCCCGATATAAAAAAATGGGATTCCGTTTTCATCTACTCTGGTAAGAAAATATATGCCACTTTTGTTATCCAATTTGGGATTGACTTTTAAAAGCCTTTTCTTATTGCTTGCTTCGATAGCCTTAACCTGACGAAGCTTTTTATAGTCCACCCGGTATCACTCCTTTTCAATCTGGTCAATAAGTTTCTTGCACTCATCTTTGACATAAGCAAGTGAACAGATTTTGAAATCCGTTTCGAAGCCGAAAGACTCTCTCCAGAAGTATTCCATTGTATGAAAAAGTCTTTTAAAGTCTGGGTCATCTCCAAAATACTGCTTTGCTGCATCAACATCATATCCATCAAAACAATGAGCACAATTAAATCCAATCCACCATGTATTATCATCGTTGTAATCATATAGTGATGGTTCTGCATAAGTAACTCCGCCATGACAGTTAAGATAGCCTAAATCGACAACTCTTTTCTTTGCTAACTTGTGGCTGTAAGGTACTCCAACATATCCGCATCTGTATGCTCCGGGCATAAACAGAACTACACATGGATAACCTTTATAATCAAATTTACACTCTAAAACTGGTTTCATTTTATTCGCCGCTCCAATCAAATCTCTGCCCACATTTTGAGCAGTAATCAATGTCTGTTCCAGCAAGAATTCCTGGTATGTGGGTAGTTATAAATACGTTCCCACATTCGCAGCATTTCCATACTGAGCAAGTGTTTTTAAGAAAATCTTCATTTGTTAATTTTACTACTCTGTAGCTATTACATCACATCCAATAAACATCAATTCCTCATGCTCATCTGTTCCGTATCCAACGGATCTTCTCCCAACTTTAAAATGAATATTTTTTGTGTAAACTTTAATTCCCTCATTTTTATCCATATAGTCAGAAACAACCATTTTCAGAAATTCTTCGTTTAAGAAAATTTCTTTTTTAACTATCGGGTTTTCTCTTGGCATAAATTCAAGCCATGTAACTACGCCTTTGTATTCTTTTCCTTGCTCGTCAGCCCATTTACCATTTCCAATGTATGCAAGCATGATAATTTTTTCGGAATTTTCCAGTTTTACATAATACAAACATGCAGTATCATCAATTGGAGCTTCTGGAAGTGAGTCATTTACTGAACGCCATACACTAGGTGAAGGAATTGTTTTTCCTGTTTTACGTTCTACATACTCATGTCCTCTAATTACATAGTGTTTGAATTTTCTTGACATTAATTTTCTCCTTTCAGAACGGGCATAAATTCAAGTCAACTTCCAGTCCAGCCCGTCCAATCTGAACTAGAACATTATTTCCTGTGACTTCCTGTATTTCTTTCTGTATTTTACAGGCATCTGAAGCCTGGCCACTTAAATGTACCAGTGTTACCGTCCGAAGCGATTCTGTGCGATTTTGCTTAATGAATTGCTTACAAGTTGATAAAGAGCAATGCCCTTTTAATCGGTGAGCATAATTGACTTCTGTCTTGTCCACCAATTCTTCGCAGTAGTTGCATTCAATAACTAGATGTTCAATCTCTATCCTACGGAAACTATATATGCAATACTCGAAATCAGTCATATACAGAAGTTTCCCCATTTCCTTATGCTCCACCAGATATCCGTAGTTCGAGCAAGGGATAAGCTGCTTTGTATCCTTATCGTATGTCGTATGTGGGAGATTGAACGGAATCACATTAAACGAACCAACTCTAAATGGATGTCTTTCTGGAACACCTTTCATTAGTTCACCTGTTCGGATGTTCATGTCCTCAACTGTCTCGTCATTGGTGTAAATCTGAATGCCTGCATCCAAGACTTTCTTCATATTGTAGCAATGATCAAAATGCCGATGCGTCAAGATGCAACCTGACACGTCTGATATATTATAATCAATCATCTTCAAGATGGCACTCCATCGTTTTACACCGCATTCAATAAGAAGTATTTCTCCGCTGGATGAGATTAAGGAATAGCAGTTTCCAGTTGAACCAGTCCCGCAACATCTAAATTTCATAAACATCAACCTCATATTTCCATATATATCCGCCAGCTTGTCTTCGAAAATTCCCTTTTTTATCGTATGGGGTCTTATTTGCTACTGAAGAATGTTTCTACTGCACACTCCGGTTTCTCTTTGAGCATCTTTTGCGTTGTAAAAAGCATTAATAATTTTCCCATTTAAATCTAATTGTAATATTTTTCCTTTAAAAAAATAATTATCCTTTTTCTTTTTCCTCCTATCTCTATCTCCATATTTTGCAGTGTACCTATTTCGATTATAACTAATCATTCCATCTAGCATATGCGGATTCTCTTTCAACGTTAATGCGTAATGGTCTTTTGCTGAAATTATTGATAAATTTGTTACTTTGTTATTTTGTTTATTTCCATCTATGTGATGCACATGGTAACCTTTCGGAATTTCTCCTATAAAATGTTTGGCAACTAATGTATGTATTCTAGTTGTATGGCATTTATTTTTATCATCATATAAATTTACCGTAAGATACCAACCATTTTTGTCTTTATTTGATGTTATATATCCTTTCGAGTTCTTTTTAAAGCTCTTCATTCTTCCCATATTTGAAATTTGATATAACCCTTCAAATCCATCAATCCATTTCCATTCTTCTTCTATAGCTCATCGCCCCCATAGTTGTATTCAAAACACAATTTCCTTTAGTACTTCCTGTTGAAATTACTCGCATGAACAAATGACATCACCTCGCTTTCCATGAACTACATTTATGCTTCTAAGATATTTTCAACTTCATCTATGGCTTTCTCTAAATCGGAATAGGCATATGGTATGTCCTTCCCTCTATTTAGACTCTCTAACTCCGCATAGCTTACTTTGCACATGCTGTCTCGTATTAATTTGAGTTCCCTCAACGTAAGTTCAATGGTTATTACCTGTTCCCAGTCCCTCTTGCTGTCTACTCTCTTCATACTTCATCATCCTCCGGGAATCTGAACACGATGTTTGCCGGTTCGAATTTCACATCTGGGCTGTTAACCATTGTTTTGATGATTCCAAAACCTCTTGCAGCCATTTTTATACATTCCTCGCAATCGTCATCGCTCATTTCAACGTTTTGCGCAAGAAACATTCCTGCATACACTTTATGCAACGCTTTCATAGCTTTTTGGGCTTTTTCATCTGTCGAATAACGAGCCATGACTGTTCCTTTTTCACCAACTATCGGCACATATACTCTTATGATATTTTCTGTTCTACTTAATGCTGCGATTTCATAAGGAACATCAAATTCCCCATTCTGACTAATTAATCTCACTTCATTCTCCTTTCAATTTCTAAATCCATACTGTGGCATAATTTAATGCAGTCCCCATGAAGCATATGATTCTTGCATGCTCCGTATTTTTCATTGAATTTTTCTATCGACATCTTCCCGTCATTCATTGCCCGTACCCATCTTCGGATTTTTCTCTATGTTTTTCTTTTCTTATCGCCACGCAATTTTCTGATATATTTTCCTTTATCAGTCACGTAATGATGAAAGCCCAGATAACACAAGCCCATGCGAAACGGTACAATTTGTGATTTAGGGTTTAGTTCCAGTCTAAGGCTTTCAATCATCATTCGGATTGCTTCAAGAATTTCTCTGGCATCTTCTTTCGTTTTACAAATCACATAAAAATCATCGTTGTATCGTCCGTAATATGGATTTCCAAATTCAATCGTTATCATCTGATCCAGTGAATGTAAAAGCAACAATGCGTACTTTTGATTTACCTGATTTCCTAATGGAAGCCCGGGATTACCTGTACTGTCAATAAACAAATGGTTCAACCAGACTGTAAAATCATCATCAAAGTAATAATCCAAAACATCTTCCATGATTTCATGGTCTATGCAATAAAAGTATTTGTGAATATCACATTTTACAATCCAACTATTCATTCCATTTTTTTTATAGAAATCCAACATTTGATTTCTTAACCCGTCCATTGCCATATGTTGCCCTTTTCCTTGCTGCCCGGCAGTGTTCCATTTAATCAGGATATTTTCAAGTTTCGGTGTCAGAATGTAATCAGAAAAGCATCTCTGCACTACTTTATCCTTAAATGCACATGATTCTATCGTGCGCTCTTTTGGCTCATGAATTTGAAATTTATTATACGGATTTATGGTATACGTTTGACTTTCCAATTGTTCCTTCAAGAGATGAATGCCTTCAAGAGACAAATTAGAAAATCTTGCAGTACCTGAATTAAATTTCTTACCGCTCTTAACTTTTTTGTAAGAACGATATAAATTCTCAAAATTTGCAACAATTTCTTTATCCATTTATTTTGTTCCTTTATATTTGTCCATTGCGGAAAGGTTATGCATTTGCTTGTATCTTTTCTGATTTCAGCTTTACGCTTACTCTGTCTGCATGTGATCCATGTTGGGCGAACACCATTTTCGTTGTTGTAATTGTTGTTGTTGATATAGCCCGAAGGGGAAACAACGGTATTCGCAGTGCGTAACCTGTGAAAATTATCTTTTTCTGTCTTTTGTTCTCCATGAAATAGTCATGTACTTTATATCTTTTACCATTTGCGACCATGCTTCCATTCCACCGGAATTGATAATTCCTAATTCATATGAAAGTTCTATAAAGTACATCAACTCATCACAATGAGTAATGGCTTTTGTTTGAAGTTCTAATCGCTCTCTTTTATAATCTTTCAGATCAGTTCGGTTGGCTTCAAATAGTGACTCATAAATTTCCAATGCTTTATTTTGCATTTTATCTACAAGTGAAAACCTGTATTTTTTCGGGTATCGTCTGGCATTACTCGTAACTATTAATGTATGCTTTGCAAGTTACTTGGCCTTTATTATTACCTTTAAATCTTCATTCGCCATCAATCATCATTTCCTGATTCAAAGATTGAAGAAGAAAAGATACAAACTGGGCGAACACTATTATCGCCGTCGCAAATGAGGTAGTCGATACAGCCCGAAGCGGAAACAACGGTAATTGTTGTGCTGTAATCATTTACTGGTGTACTCCATGGCGTAATCAACCACCACCATTTCAACATGTTCGGCAGCAATTTACGATATTTCCGGTACTCATCCACAGTCAAAAGTGAAATCCTATCTTTACAATGTCCATATTCTGTCTGACCGTCCATAGAAAGTAAATCTCGATCAAACTCAATAACTGCATCCTCTCCAAGCTCGTCCGTAATTTTTTTAAGAAAACGAGTATTTAACTCATTTCTCAGTTTACTCGAAATCCAGTTATTTGAAGCTGAATCAAATGTTCTTTCTTTTCCATCAAATCCATTCAAAATGGCAAAATATCCTTTTTCTGTTTTATCCAGGATCAGCCATTCCATACCAGCAAGTTCAATAGCTTTTCCGATTTCCGGCTTTCCGATGTACTTTTTCTTGAATTCCGTGAATTCTTTACTTAATCTGGATAATTCATCCTCAAAATATTTCAGATTTTTCTTCATAATCATTCCTCCGCCTTAGATACAAAGATATTAGATTTTAAGATACAAACTGGGCGAACACCATTTACGACGCTGCAATCGCCGTTGTAGACACAGCCCGAAGGGGAAACAACGGTACAGGTTTTCTCCAATCCACGTTCTTTCGTTGACCATGGTGATAATGTCCAATACCAGTCGTTTAAACACGGATTCGGTGTGATATCTGTATATCCGCGTGCTTCATCAAACGTAATCGGTCGAATTTTACAATCAACAGTCCCTAATTTCTGTCCATCCGCAGTGATAATATATGCTGTGTGTGTCTCGATATTTCCTGCCCCGAATTCTTCTTCGAAGTCTTTCAGGATTTCAGTGTCACACAGTTTCTTTACCTTTGATGTTTTGTAATCTGAGGTATCACCAAACTCTACATTTTCTTTCACCAGATCGAGTGAAATAATTTTCGTTGTATATACATACTGTTCCAGAACCTTGTATTTACGCTTTCCAGTGGTCTGAAAAACATCTCCACGTTTCAGCATTGACAGTGCAACCTTGTCAGCTTTTTCCTGTTTTTCCAGCAGTTCAACGAGTTCCTTGGCTTTCTTTAAAATTTCTTTATTGTTCATATCACATCTCCTCCTGTTTCATAAAATCCGGAATTTCTGGTTCTTTACCTGCTGCCGGAACTGGTTCTTTCTCGGCAGTCTTTACGACTTCTGCGACTGTTGGCTGTTTAGGCTGTTCTTCAATTGCCATTGGTTCTGGGATGAATTCCTCTTTATTGGCGTGCTGTTCGATTTCATATGCAACATCAGCTGCAAAAGCGTCATTTCTTGAAACTGTTTCTGTATCATCGTCCGCTTCCTGTACGAAAACATCACCATGAGTGTTGATGATCTGCTTTAAGGCACGATTGATAACGGTTTTCTTTGCCATCTGATCAGTGAATTTCTGGTGTGTGCCATTCCCATTTTCCTTGTATCCGAAGCCCTGTGACCAAGCTTGCTTAATCTGTTTGATGTTCATTACTTCCAAATGCTTCGCCCCATCTTCCATCAGCACAACTGCGTATGCTCCAAGGATTTTTTCGTTATCAATATTCATAAAATCCTGTTCGTGAGAATCCAGAACCTTATTTCCATCTTCAATATGATATTTGAATTTGTCTCCTTGGTAGATGATCTCTGCGTGAATATCTTTCATTCCGTATCTTCTGGCAATCGTCATATTTCCGAAATATGATCTCTGGAACTGACACTGTCCGCTGTAAGCGATGAAATACCCCTGTTTTTTCTGTACCGAAAGTCCCAGTGTCGCCATGTTCATAAGACTGTTTGCGATGCTAATCTGGCTACAAGATTCCAGAATTGGTTTGTTATTCCTGTCTTTCGTTTCCTTGAGAACTAGATATGCCCCCATAAGCGCATTGCTCAAGTTGTAGTCTTTTGGGAACGAAAGACCATATTTACATTTTTCTTCAAGCTGTTTTGTCAATCCGTCAATAAACTGATTGTTAATTACAACTGCTGCCTGCTGTTCTCCTACTGTTGCTACCTGTGTTTTGTTTGCCATTTTAATTCTCCTTTTATTTTTTTATACTTCCCTCAGGCACATACATAGTGAATTGAAATTCAAAATAAAAATCTATGCTACGCTGTTCTAATCTTTGTTGTGTTATTATGTAGTGTCCTATTTTAGTGAAACCTCAATCCATCGTGAATGTACCTGAGAGTTATGCTCAGTGGCATATGAAACAGGATGAAGTAACTTGTCTTTTTCTGTTTTTTCCTTTTCTGTCCTGTTCTGTATTTGCTTGAAATTTTCTATATATCCGGGCGTTCACCCGGATTCATATGCCACCGAAAATCTCTTATTAAATAATAGTTACATTTTCTGGATTAATGTGATATCTGCCGTTTCCGTTTGCTCGCTGTGTTCCGATTCCGATATACTTTCCGCTGGTCTCGATCAGCTGTAAAACTGTCTCATGTGGAAATACAATGTCGGGGCAAGATACTTCAATAATAGTTCTCCAATTATGAAATACATTGCTACTGCAAAGAACCGGGCTTGCACTGATTCCAGATGTAGGAACGATATTGCTAACCACTTCAACATCACTAAATGTAACTGGACAAATAGATCCTGCCATTGAAAGAGAACGCTTGATGTCTGTTCCTTTCTTTCCGGTTGAATCCTTAAAGAACGTAATAAATGTCTCAGTAAATGCTTTCTTAAATGCCTGTGTAAGAATGCAAGGGCGATTATCTTTCATATATGATTCCCATTCTTCCTGCGTGTAAAGAGAAATATCTTCATCGTGAAATTCAATCGGTTTTTCCCAGTGAATGCCTGTAATCAAGCCCTCCCAAATATTTTTTGACTGGTTATAGATTTCTGGCATTTTTGTTCCTTTATCGTGCGCCTGTTTCCAACATTCAGCCTGTTCGTAGTAACGACTTCTCTTATGGAGAATCAGGTCTGTATCACCGATAAGTTCCAGTTTTAATGTTGTTTCTTTTAAAGGTTCGATTGTAAATGTTTTTGATTTTGCCATTGTGTTTTCCCTCCGAATTTTATGATTTGATTTATAGTTTCTGTTTGCGCAAACACTCAAACGGACTAATCTGCAATAATATCTGTTATATAATGTCGTGTTCTGTCGTATATTATTCTGTTCTGTCATGAATTTTTTTATGTTGCGGAATAATCCGCTTGAATCTCTGCGCAAATTCCAGATATACTTAGCTGACAATAGAAAACGTGTCTTGTGTTGTGTTATTGTTTACTGTATTATTTTGTTCTCACATATAAGGTTTTATGGTTTCCTGTTATGACAGTTTCTACTGCCAGTTAAATACATCTGTGTTGAATGCTCGGTAGGTAACATGAATTGTCTTGCAGTGTCATATACTGTGTTATTCTGTATTGTCCTATGGTATCGTTTAGTATCCTGTGTGACATTTTTCATGCCACCTACCCAAAATTCAAATTTTGGAGAACTGCTTTGCAGACGATATAAAGGTCATATTTTTGTCGTATATTTTGCTATCGTATACTTTGCTATCATATGATGTCGTGTGGTGTTCTATGTTGTTTTGCTTTGACGGTTATACCGTCTGTAAAACAGCCCTCCGTTGAAGTGTTGTGTTGTATTGTTCTGTGCTGCTATTTCCTGCTATAAGATTTTTTATCCTATAATAAGTGTTCACAACACTCGTCACTCTGCACAAAAGAAAGAGATACTGCACTATACTGAATTATTTTATTTTGTTTTGTTGTGAGTTATCCTGTCTTTCTGCTTATGCAGACTGATAAATGCTGTGGTTTCCTACGCTCATAAACCTGTAAAATTAAGCGAATATTTTGTTTTAACCTATTTTGTTGTGTTCTGTATTATCGTGTGATGTATTTCATTTGCCCATTTTACAGGCATATCAACGTAGGAAGTTTGCCGCTACTGCACTCATAAACCTACAAGAATACAAGTTTTGCATAATATGCTGTTCTATTGTGCTGTATCGTGCTTTGTTGTGCGTTGTTGTGTTCTGTGCTCCTACTCCTGTAGGAATATCAGCACAGTAGCAGCTTTGACATTTAATTAATCATTTCCCATATTTCTTCGTATTCCGAGATATTCTGGAATTTCTGCTTTATTGCCAGAAGTTCACTCCTGCAACGTTCTACAAGTGCTTTGTATTCGTCTGGTTTATTTAAAATCAGCTTTGTTGGTTTATATCCAGATGAACCGTCAGTTTTGTAGAAAACTCTGATTGTTGTCGGCTCCGGTTCTTTATCTGGCTTTATCTCGACGATTCTAAGATTTCTTACAACCGATCTGGCTTCCTGTACTCTCCATTTCTCGGCAGCTTCGGTATCGTCCCATGTAAAGCACTTGTGAAGTTCAGTATTGCTATCTCTTGCTTTGTCAAGAATCTGCTGTGGCGTAGCTGATTCTAATTCATCACAGATTTCCATGATCTCATCTGCACATTTCTGTGCATCGGCTTTAAATCTATATGTTCCCCAAGTTGCTAACTGCATATTTCCCCTCCCTGTACTTTTACTACTCGCAATAGCTTCTACTGCAAAACGGGCATCCTGTAATCAGATGATTTCCGGCACTTTCCACCGAAATACCATGTGTTTTCTTGCCGTATCTGGTTCTTCCATTTTCGGAATAGATATTCTGATGGCAGTCCCAACAAATACCATTGTCCGGTGCAAAACACGGATATTTTTTCTTATCACAGAACTGTTCTTGTGCCTTGATAGCTTCTGAAATATTGTACGTCATGTTAGAATTCCTCCACTTTCAACTCGTTGTCAGATACCTTCAAGTAAATAACCTGCTGTTCCATTTGAGGGAATCGTTCTTCATTCACAGATTCCGCATCGTCAATCCAAATTGGAAGTTTCAATCCGTTCAGTTCCTGTAATCCTGCCACAAGGTCAATGTTGCACAGAATCTGATCAGAGTGATTCAATCCATCAAAATATCCGATTCCGTCACAAATCATCTTGCAAACTTCCACCGGCTCACCGTCCTGCGTATAGTCCAAAAATTGAAACTGAAAGTGCTTGAAATGTGGATTGATAGCTTCCGCAAGCTTCTGATTCTTTTTGATGGAAAATTCTTTCAACATGTCAAGTTTCTGCTGAATATCGGAATCTTCCTGTCCTAATTTCTTTCTGTCCGCATTTAGTTGTTCGAGAGTTTCTGCCTGTTTCTGAACTGCCTGTTTTGCCATCTCAATTTTTGTTTCGATTCCTGTAAGTTCCTTTTCGGCAGACGTTCTTTCTGCCTGAACTGCTGCCTTTTCCTCAGAATTATTAGTCAGTCCGTCAAGCTGTTCCTGTTTCTTCTGGATTTCTGCTACAACTGCCTGATACTCTTCGTTTCCAGACACGTCTGGATCCGCAATGCTTTCTAATTCTTTGCTAGTTTTTGAAATTTCGGTCAAAAGGATTGCAATGCTTTTCTTAGATGCCTCAATATTTTTTTCCAGCTGTTCTCTCTTGATTTCGGCTTTTTTCTTTTCCTCTACTGTTTTTTTACCTTCTTCATTGATTTCTCTGAGATTCTGCTGTTTTGCATTCTCGAAATCTGTTTTTTTGTCCAACTCAGCTTTGATTCTCTCCTGCTTTTTCTGTTCGAATTCTGCTTTAAGTCGTTCCATTTCGTCTGCCGGAAGAACCTGACCACAAGTCGGGCAAATGGCAACCGTAGGGTCGAATTGTTCATTCTGAATATCTTCCAGTTTAGAGCTGTTATCATATTCTGCCGCATACTGTGCTTTATATTTTTTCTGTAACTGCAAAATCATCGACTCAAGGCGTTTTGGATTTTCAGTTTTGGACAATTCGTTTTCAAGATTACGCAGATGATTTTCTTCTTTCATCTTTTCGATTTGCCTGTCATTTAATAAGGAAACGATTTTTCTCTTTTCTTCCTGTAATGCTTCTGCTGCATTTGAGACGATTGCATCTCTGGACTTCTTAAGACCTACAATTTCATAGGAAAGTTCATCGTATGCTTTTCCAGAATCACTCAGCCGTTGTTCTTTCTGTCTCAGCTCGCTCAGATGATTTAAAACTTGTCCTCTCTTTTCTTCAAGGACTGTTGCGTCTGGTATTCCTTGTTCCTTTAAGGTATCAATCTCAACCTTTTTGACGTCAATTTTCTTCTGGATATCTTTTCTGTCTTTGTTGAGTTTTTTCACAACTTCCTCGACAGAATGATTCTTGATGATTTCCGAAACTTCTGGATTGTCCTGCAATACTTTATCCGCATTGAACCCTGCCATCTTTTCAAGCGTTGCTCTGGCACTTGCTGTTGATTTTCGAAGTTCATTCAGGAATACTCTGGCATTGCTGCACATCATAATGGTTTCTGGGTCTGCAATTCTTTTTAAGAAATCTTTGTATTTTGTCTGGTTATAATCGAACCCATCAACCTGATATTTTGTGGTGCTGGAAGATTTACCCTTCTTCGTTTCCTTACGGATCATGGTTTCTTCTCCATCAATCAGAAGTGTGAGTTCTCTGGATACGACACCCTCAACTTCTTCTCCGTCTTCTTTTCTTCTGACATTATTCGGAGATGTACCGTCTGCAAGCTTTCCGGTTAGTATGTCAAAATATGCGTCCATCAACGTTGTTTTACCCTGGCGATTCTTTCCGAAAACCATCGTTCGTGGTGCAAACTGATACTCCGCAGACTCAAACTTCTTGTAGTTTTCAATATTAAGCTGTTTCAATTCTACTGTTTTCATGCTGTTTTATCCTCCAACCAATATGCTGAAACTTCATAAGCCGTTCTTTTTTCAACCTCAGTTTCAACTTTTTTTGTGTATTCTCGGCTCTGTATTCTTCCTTGCAAAAGAATGTTATCTCCAACTTCGCAACCGCCAATATATCTGGCATCTCTTCCCCAGCAAATGCACGGTATGTAGTCAGATATTCCATGTGGTCGGTTTACTGCAAGAAGGATATCTGCGATTTCTCTTCCGTTTGGTGTCTTTCTGTATACTGGCGGTTTACAGATAAATCCGTCTAAAAGAATATTGTTGGTGTGATATGTGCCTTCCTCTGCAAACTTAATTTCTCTTGCGAAAACAAAGAGAATTAATTTACTGTGTTTGTCATCGTGCTTGTTGTAAGAACGGAACTGTCCGTAAACTTCAACCATTTCTCCGGTATAGTCCTGTGTTACATCAATAAGCCTTTCGGATACCATAACTGGAAGAATATCCTTTGTATCGCTCAGTCGTTTTGCCGATACCTGCATTGTGTAAAACTTTTCTCCATATGTTTCATGGCTAAATTCAAACTTGGATTCAATTGTCCCAATCAGTGTTGCCTGATTGTTTTCTAAAAGTTTATTCAACTCCGTTTACCCACCTTTCTATCTGCATTAAAATAGGAAGGGATATCATTGAAGACACCATTGCGCTTAAGCAGAACATCTTAAGTACATCCATTTTCGTCATCCACCAGAGTAATAATGCAATCGTGGAAAATGTTCCAACCTGTGCCATCACTCCGATAAAATACATTCTTTTCCTCATATCCCTCACTTCTTTCTTTTTGTTGCTGCTGTTGCAAGTAAAGCTACTGATAGTGCTACAACTGCGACTTCCAGACGTTTTGTTTTTGCCGCTTGATCTGCGATGATTTCGCTTGCAAGGCTCTGATTTGTAGTTACGTTTTCGGTGTGTTTTGTGATTTTAGACATAAAAAATGCCCTCCTGGTATAAATTTTCTTTTCAAATACAGGAAGGTGTGTTATACTTTACCTGTATTTAACTTACCCAATTAAGTTAGATACGTGCTTCGGTTGGTGTTCCTGCACCGCCGAGGCAACCTTAGTCTTTTTTCGGAATGTAGCTGATACCCAAAATTAAATCTACATCTTCTTTATCAATAAGATTTGAATTATCTGCGTTCAGCATTGCTTCGAGTGCGGCTACTCTCCCTGCCAGAAAAGCAAATTCTTCGCCCATGTTTTCCGGTACATATTCGAACTTACTCATTTTCCCTCCATTAAAATTTTCTCAAGATGCTTTTTGACTCTGATGAAATTCTCTTCTTCCTGATAGCCATTTTCCGAAATGTTATACATAACTCCTTTTTGATCGCCATCAAAAAATTCATCGTAGATACTAACGCTCACAAATCGACCGTGTTCATAATTTGTAACACTGAAATTTACAGTCGTGAGATTTCTTTCCTGCACTTTCCTGCATAACTGATACAGGGTATCTATTTTTGTATTAAAACCACTCATGCTATACTCCTTTCTGTGGTATAATCTTCTATGGGAAGGAGGTGTGACCAATGGATATTAACCAAATTGCTCATGATCTGGCTGTTGCTAAATTATGTGCTGAATTACCGGGAAATCTGGATAATCCTCATATCTGCCAGAGATACTTCAAATACCGCGCAGAATTTGTTGATCTTCTGGATTCCCATGATGAAGATTACTTTCTCAATGAACTTGATAAAGAGAAAGTAAAGAATTTCAAAGCTGTCAAACAGCCTAGCGTCGAGAACTAATTACATTTGTTGGATGTGTTCCGCGTTATTCTTGTGATGTGGAGCACATCCTCCAAAGAAAACTGAACTTTGAAGTCATATTCACCTTCTGTCCAACTACACTCCACAATACCTTTTCCTTTAGTTCCAATTTCTTCGTACATTTCGGGCGGCATATGCAATTCTTTGCCATTTCTGAACTTGATAATTGTTTCATCGGCACTCTTCACTTTCACACCTCCTACATTGTCATCTGGGCATTGCAGTCGCGAATCATCATCTTTGTGTTGGTACACGGTGTCCATCCTTTGATGTATTCGACTGCTTCCTGGTATCTCAATTTCGGAATGTTATTTCTGGCATTTACATCGAAGTAAGTCTTTACATCCCTGTTGCATTCTGCAAATACCTTTTTTCCAATTTCATCATAGGCATTGGATTTCTTTCCACCCAGAACCTCGATCACCACCTTGGAAACTAGATCACTGATGTACTTCTGCTGACCGTAATCAATGGTCATGGTATTCTCAAGTTTCTCGATTCGCTCCTCATGATCTTGATTCCCCTGAGCCAACAACTGAATCTGCTCTGCTGTGGTCATTGGTTTCTGATAAGAGCCTGTCTTACGGATTGTTGGGAGGACTTCACTAGTTACCCAGTGTTTAAATCTTTTAGCTGATTCAAGTTTGCTTCCGAAGATTAAAGCGTATAAGCCAGATTCGTTGATGAGTGCTGTTTGAGTTTTTACCACATTCCCATTTTGGGAATCTGCTTCAAGAACCTTTAAAATTCTGTCTTCTTCTTCAACATGAACTGAAACTGCTTTACTCGCATTGGAATATCCAAGTGCTAATGCCACATCTTTTCCAACGAACCAAGGTTCATTGTCAATAGTCACTGTTCGAATTTCTCCGAACTCTGCTGAATTGAAAATCTGTAATTTGTTCATATATCTCCTTTCTGTTGAGTTTGACTTCTTATCTCTTTATAATGTAAGTACAGGCATCGCCATGCCGAGTAACTTGAAAGGAGATAAGAATTTGATATTGCTTCCTTACATGGATGGTTTTTACCGCTCTGGTGAAAAAGTATCCGAAACTACTGTTTTCGCTTGTTGTAATTGCAATTCCAAAAGAACTGTAAAATCTGGTAAGTCCATCCCTAAGTGTTCAAAATGCAACGATTATACCTATTGGTTTAAAATCGTAACGCTTTGATTACTTTCAATATCTGCAAACATTGTTTCTGGGTGATATTCATTCTTTAAATCACTGTTTTCATAATCTATGGATATCACTTGGAAGCAAATGCTTGCACCGTTTTCGGTATTAAATACTTTTAAGTACTTATTCCCACCTTTTGAAAAGCACATCACTCTTGTTTTGTCAGGAACTCTGATGATTTGTGGCAAGAATAAATGCTTGATGATTCTTTTTAGCATTATTCTCCTTCCTAATTCAGTTTAATTGAATTTATTAGGCACAAAAATAAAATCCATAGGGATTCCAGAAAGTTCACTCATTTTTCTAAGCTGAGATAATGTAGGCTCGGTCTTTCCTTTCTCCCAGTTAACCACTGTAGCATTAGAAATACCGAATATTTCAGCCCATTCTTTCTGGTTGTACCCAGCGTTAACCCGAACTGCTTCTAATGAAATTTTTGGCATTTGCTCATCTCCTTTCTTAACTTCTGGGCTTATTATAATTCATTCTAATTGAATTGTCAACACGGAAATTCAAAATAATTGAATTTACTATTGAATTTAATTTGATTGTGGTGTAAAATACTAAGTGTAAGGAGGATAAAATAATAATGACAGATGAGGAACAAAAGAGGATATTTTCAAACAACCTTAATAGGTATATTTTGAAAAGCGGGAAGCAACAAAAAGAAGTTGCCGAAGCCATCGGTGCAAACACCTCTACATTTAATATGTGGTGTAAAGGTAATTCTATGCCGGGCGCCGGAAAGATTAGGGCTTTGGCAGATTATTTCCGTATAGGGATGTCAGACTTAACAGATTTGAAAGAGAAGCAAGATCCTGACATTGAATTCGGAGATGTAATTACAAAAATCGAGCAGTCAGACCCTCGTTTCAAAAGAATTATTCTTGAATACGATAATCTGCCGCCCGACAAAAAAGATTTGCTATGTGATTTTTTTGAAAAATTCGTTTTTTAAGATGTAAGGGTGGGAATTATTTTCCTGCCCTTTCTTCGCTATATACTCTTTTTACGCATCCATAAATGAATTTTATCATTGATTCATTGTGTATCTTCTGTACCATCTCAATAATCTCTTTCTTATAATCCATAAATAACCCTCCCAATCGAAACTTTACTACAGTATATGTCTGGGCAATGGGAAATATGATTTGAACATTTATTTTTATCATATTTTCCGTAAGTCCAATGAAACAGGACACATGGATTAATATTCGCCCTTGCAAACTGCCAGAGATAGACCGGAATATTTGTGATTTCAAATATGACCTTTACTTTCACAAATATAAAGTTCGTTTTTACCGGATTTTCTGTGATTTCTACAATATCGTTCGTTCTTAGAATCTCTTTTATGCTCTGGCTTAAAGTTGAATGCTTGCACATATCATCTGCCAAGCGGATGAAGCTTTTACGTAAATAATCTTGATTGCACATCGGCAAGTGAATGATGTAGCTTGCAAAGAAGATTACTCCTGCTGTGATCAGCAATCTCTCAATCTTCCTCATAATATATACCTCTTTAGTCTATAATTTATGTACTTAGTTATACCACTTTTTGTGCAAATAAACGGGCAAAACGATAAAACTGCATTTTTAATGGATAAAAATATGAAAAATATTTCGGTTTTGACTATGCTATTGTCGATTCTTGCGGTATAATATATGCAAATTTTACCAAGGAGGAATGCACCATGAGAAGAAAACTTATAGTTGCAATGCTGTCAGGAATTTTATGCGCTTGCCCCATAGAAGTCTATGCAGACGCTGAAATGACTCAAGAAGAAACAGACATGAATTCTTTATCAGAGGAAGAATACAAGAAAAAATGTACCGAAATGTGGTATGAAGATATTACTTTCTCAAAGAAAAGTCTGGAAGGTCAGTTTGTCAAAATAGATCTTTACGTTGAAGGCACTGCAACAATAGACCCTTATGATTTAATGATCTCCGACAAGACTGAAAAGTATAATCTTAGCAGTAATTGCAGTCTTGTTGGCATTTATTCAAAAGATACCGACAGCTACGGAAGCGGCAATGACGTGGGTATTCTATACTCCAATGATTATGATTTCAAAAATACAGACTATGTTCCAGGGACTTACTTGACACTTTATGGGGAAATTATTGATTATGGTATCGACTATTGGAGCGGTCACAATTCAGCGTGGTTTATGCCAAAATATATCGAAAACGTGAGGGATGTTAAATGAGGAAAAGAAAGAAAATAGATAAAGTGACTCAAAAGATAAAATGCCCTGCTCTTACTTGTCGTAGTGCTAATGTTCAGATCGTTAGTAAAGGATTGTTCTCCACAAAATACCAATGTAAAAGTTGCGGTCGTATTTTCAAAGGATAAACAGCAACGAGCCGAGGATTTTACTCCCCGGCTCTTTTTATGGCAAAACCTGCATTCACGATCACATCTCCTCCCCAGAGTAATCTGGCAGGCTGTACCAACGTATTAAGATGTCGATTTTTTTCGAACTTCTGCTGAACTATTTACACATTTCCGTTTCAGTGCTACTATATTACCATAATTAATTGATTAGATGAGGATAATCTGATGAAAGTTGAAGCGTAGGCGATAAACGGAAGGTGATTACTATGAAAATTGCTATTTGTGACGATTGTGAACTACAGGTTGAGTATTTTAAGCATCGGATTGAACCGTTTTTGAAGCAAAACGGTGACCGGAATTATACGATAGACGGTTATTTCAGTGGGGAACCCTTGATAGATGATGTTAAGGACGGAAAATGGTTTGATATGATTGTCTTGGATGTAATACTTAAAAACGAAAATGGCGTGGATATTGCCAAAGAACTCCGAGAGTGTGGATATAAGGGCAAAATTGCTTTCTGGACAGCTCACAAGGATTTTGTTTTTGATGCGTTGGATGTTGAATTTACGCATTATATCATCAAGGGAAATGAACACGGAAGAATGTTTTCTATGATTGACAATACCTTGAGTGATATGAAACACAAGATGCTCACAATCAGACACAGAGATTGCATTATAAGGATTCCATTGAACAAAATCGAGTACCTCGAAGCACGGGATAAGCAAGTTTTTGTTCATTGCACGAACGGGATTATGCACAGTATGTATGCAACTTTAAAGTCGGTTGAGTCTTACCTTGATAAACGGTTTTTGCGTTGCCATAAGTCATTTGTTGTAAACATGGATTATGTGCAAAAGCTGGATTCTGATTTTACGATGTTTTCCGGGGATAAAGTGTTGATTCGTAAGAACGGATATGCGGATATTAAAAATCAATATTGGGAATACATTATTAAGTGAAGCAAAAGAGATGGTCTGTCAAGGAAGAAACAGACCATCTCTTTTTTTGAGTCCATGCTTAAACTCTGGGGAGGAGTTGAATTATGGTATATTTATTATATCACACTTGTTACACTTTGCAAATATCTTTTGCAGCCACAAATCCGTAGTACTTGCCTGCAATGCGGACATAGTGCCATGAAACACCGTTTGTTGCTTTCTGAGTGAAATTCATCACGTCAACAAGGTTGCCTCTCACAAGCTTAGGCCATTTCTTAATAGACGGATAGTTGCCACCGGCCCACGTGCGTACAACCGTAGATGCCGCAGATACTTTTCCGACAAAGAGACGCTGCGTCTTGTTCTGCTTATTGGTGATTGTAGTCGGTTTGCTTTTAGCTCTGTCAACTTGCAGATACTTAGTTGCCGCCCATCCAATGCCGATTCCAGCAACTTTAATTTTCGTCCACATACCGGATTTCTCGCCGTTAATTTCTACACGATTTCCCTTGTTGATCTGTCCGAGAACATATCCGTTCGGTGTCTCGCGGATGTACAGGTCGTCAACCGTGGATGTGGCTGTGCCGGTTGCTTTCCATGTTTCTACAACAGGTTTCTCTTCTCCCCATGCAATCCAGATATAGCCGTCGATTACCGGATCACTGCGAAGATAGCGTTTATTTCGGCAGGATCCGCCGTTTGCAATGACTCCTGCTGCACTTGAAGTGTTTCCTTCGTTGGTGTAGATGTACGTATTGCTATAAGAGCGGACAGATCCGATGTGAGAGCCATCACGGAAGATAACAAGTGCTCCATCTTTTGGCGTGCTGTGCCATGTACCATTTTTCTTCGCCCAGTTGGTGATTGACACACAGTTGTAAAATCCACCGCCCATGATCTGTAATGCTTTTGTAATACCTAAGACTTTCGCCAACTTCCAGAACTGATATACCGCGCACCATGGCTGCCCCTGACATCCCGGCTGCCCCCAAGAATTTACATCACGGGCAAATTTGGTGTAGTTATTGTATCCGGCATTTTTCTGGAAATCGTCAAGATAAGCGTTTGTGCGTTTTTCCAGATACGGTTTATTGCCGCCATTGTTTGCATAATAATCACCGAGTTCTGTGAATTTTTGTAATTTTGTTTTCGCCACTGTCATTGCCTCCTTTTTTGCATATTTTCGAATCATTTCGATGACTTTCTTTTGCCTTGCCGTATAGTCACCAACCTGATTCGGTCTCGGGTCTGCTGGATCTGTACACAATGCTGCATAAATGGTTTCTGAAGTATAAGGCTTTTTGGTCTTACTCAGGATCCTCTGTAATGCAGATGCGCCGCCCTGATGAATAATGTTGATGCATTCCATCATGGCATCGTCCGGCATGGTTCCGTATTTCTTCGTGATACTTTCAGAATATTCGGCAATCTGTTCTTCCATCAGCTCATCCTGACACTTGATACCGAGATTGGAACTGATGATAGAAATGATACATTTCGCTTTTGCGGATGACGGGGAAATCGCATAGGTAGACCAGTTCTTTTTCAACAGGTCAGATTCAAGCCCCTGAGTGTCCATTTTTTTGAATAGTGCCGGATTTCCTCTCTGTATTTTCTGCAAGAGTCGTTTGGCTTCACCTGCATACCACTGACCAGCTCCGATAGTAATTGCTTTTTCGTTCGGAGTGTTTGCACCGGCACCAATGAACGCATTGTAACGTTGTTTTCCATATACCTGTCCGCCGGTTTCGACCGCATATAAGATTTTCCTAAGTACTGCGATATTTTCTTTTAGCATTCTTTTGACCTCTCTTTCTATTTCAGCTCACTACCTCACACAGAGGTAGACAGCTGTTTCTGTACGTGCCAGTTTAAGAAACTTTCGTGAACTGTAAAATATCAAATGTACCAGCGCCAGAATGACTTTCACTCCAGCAACCAAACCATGCATACAACTTGTTTCCATTAACCTCATATTTGGTGCAGATAAGCCAGCCAGTGCTTCGGCAGATGGGGATACATATTGCGTCATCACTGACTTTGTTGAATGTGGCCGTTTTTTCACTTGTAATCGAACCAGCGGGCACATCAGCAACTGATATGGTCACAGTATCAACCCTCGCCAGTACATATTTCCCTGTCAAATTCGTGTTTAGCAAATTAATTCCCAGCTTCTCTTTCAGCCATGTAATCATATTCGCAACTGTAAGTTTTTTCAGTGTATTTCCACTAAACGTTCCGACCGGTATCAAATCGGTGTCTGCTAATTCTTCCACACTTGCCAAATTGTTTAATGCATCGGTCTTTAATGATTCCATGCAATCACTCCTTTCTTATCAACTTTTTAATTTCTTGAATCTCTTGCTTAAGACTATCTATTTCTGTTTTCTGTTTCTTTATCATGGCGAACATAGCCGGTATCATGATTCTTTCGTTCCAGTTTTCAGTTTTCCCGTTTATATGGTCTACTGCCAGCGGAAAATATTTTTCAACATCTTCTGCAATGAACATTGGAAATTCAACGCCGTTTCGTTCGTCACTCTCATCAATGTACCCGTCTTTGTATTTTGCCATTCTAGGGCAAATACCATACAGATTTTCGACAAATTCCTTTGATAGCTCACCGCCGAGCACTTTATATCTTTTGGATGATGAGCTGAATTTCGAAATCTGATATGTATTCATATTAATATAGGCGTTATATCCGGTTGTTACGGTTGGATATTTATAAACGCTACAACCCTCTCGCAGAAGCATCGGTTTATGTATCTCTATATCGTCATTTTTCTTAAATTCTGCAACTCCATTAACAGTCAAATTATCAAGAGTAGCTTCCCCCTTGTAGCATCTAAAACTATTATAGATAGTTGTATAATAATAATCACTTACAATAGGAGTATATGGATTTGTTTTCGAATCAATGCCATTAGCCAAGTAAAACTCAATTTGAGATTCTGCCATTATTTCCGTTACATAATAACCGTCTGATTCGTACCAATATATTCCGATATCAAGATATGAAAGAATAGCTCCATCCCATTCCGATAATCTCAAGCCATTTTTATTTGGATTAATAAATTTTAGTTCTTTGTTATTTAAATCATCACCATATAATAAACCTCTGTTTTCAAGAGAAAGTATCAAATTTCCATTCTTATCATAATTTTTCAGTATACCGTTTCCGTTGTTTACACCGCCCAATGAAAGTTCTCCGCCGAGTGCTGCACTGAAACTTATGAACAACCTTCCATTTTTGTAATACAACCCATTCCACTTTCCGTCATCGGTAAGGATTTTTACAATTTCCGTTTGCGTCAGCGCGTCTACATCAAGTACCACTGCAACGCTCTGCATATCGTACATATTTACAGTTCCGCCAGCCTGATACAGTCGGCACCTGATATTTGTAATATCTCGCGGAATACCTATCGTAGTACCATTTCCATCTGTGATCGTCTGCCCTGTTTCATCGGTCAGGATTGTATACAGGTAATGTTTTACCGTATTTTCATCGGACGAACTGGTATATATGGTATTCCATGTAGTGCCATCTGCGGTTTCTTCAACTACAAACCGTCCTGAGTACGGATGTCGCTCTGCTTCGTTGCCATCGCGATAGTATGCTTTAAATTCCAGAAAATTCGGACTGATTACTTTGTCTGAACCGCGTTTCAGGACATTGCAAGACGGCTCAAGGATATACGTCCTTCCGGGAATCCCCTGTGCACCAGCTTTTATTTTTGATACGGTAAATCTTTTTGCAACTGACAAATTATCAAGATATGTAGCTTTTATATCTATCCATCCATTATCAGCAGACAATCCGGTAACATTGTATATATGTGTTGCATCACTCCAAGATCCTGTGATACTGTCAGATTTTGTAATCGTATAACTGCAGTCATTTGTGATGTCTGACGAACCATACATTACCGTAGCTTTGGTAGATACAGTTGGAAAATCTGTAATATTTCCATCGGCATCAGTCGCAATTGTCTGTATGTCATTAGACAGCTGTAAAGTCATGTTTTGAGCTTTTAATGCAACTTCATCAGAGTATTTCTTGCTCTCCTCTAAATTATCTGCCAAAGCTTCAGATACTGTTTTCGCACCAATTAATACGCAATCGCCACTAATATATACTTTTTTAGTATCCATATCTACTTGAAAAAGTAGATTTCCATTGGAATCTTTTACCGTGATTGCGCCAGCGTTAATCCATTCAGCGTTCACACCAACTGCATTCAGGATTCTGACAATGGTATCGCCGTCAACTGTCATGCCACCATTCCAAGTCTGTCCACCATCGGTAGATACTCCCCATGCTTCCGAGGTCATCTTCCAGATAGCTTTGGATTCTGCCAGAGTTGGTTTGTCATGCAAATAAAAGATTTTGCTTCCATTTTCCTGCGGCTCAACAGTAGTATAAACTCCTGTTGCTGAATCAATTCTTTTTCCAAATTCTTCAAGAGCTTTTTCTCTCTCGGTTTTTTCCTGCTTAACCATATTTCTTGCAGCAACAAATGCCTGCGTCGTCTGGGAATATCGGGTGCTGCTATTTTTAGCAGCGCTTTTGGCATTACAAGCTATCTTCTGACCGGATCCCGGTTTCAATGTAGTTGTGGTAAGTAGAGATGTGTATATTTTTCCATTTCTATCCACAATAATCAGTGAATCTCCGGCTTCCAGAGCCACATCTGTAGGGCACTCGGATTCAAATGGTCTAAATCTCATGCCAATGCATTTTTCGGAGATTATTGAAGCAATCGTCTGTCCATCGCCAACACGAATTAATTTATTACCAGAAATTCCAAGGACATATCCCTCTGTACCAACCATGTAAGTTTGCGGATTATCAGAAGAGGATTCGCTGTATTCAGTTACTTTCACGCCTGTGATTATTACATCTGTATGATGCGGTGTAAATCCATAGGTGGTTTCTATTTCAGAAATGTTACCTTTTTCGTCAGTTGCAAAAAGCCTCAGAATCCCATCATTTTCAAGAAGCGTACCATTGTCAGCCGACAACACACCATCTGAGTTCGAGAAGTTAAGATTAACGTTGCTTCCGTCCTGTGTTTTTAATACGCCAAGTTCATCAACTGTAAGTTCTTCTTCATTGACAGAACCGTACCAATTGATGCACAATCTGCCATATTCATCGCATTTCATCCACTGGCAGCCAATCTGCGCAACCCACTGTAGAACCTGGCGAAATGTTAAAGCTTCGTCATTTGGACGATTTTGCACAATGTAATCATCTCTATAAAAGTTTAAAGTTTGCAAAGTAACTCCACATATCTCGCAGGCATCTCGTACAATCTGCCCTCTTGTTGCCGGATACTTCAATTTGCTGTCTGAATAGTTCCGATCAAACTTATGTATATTATCTTCGCATGTAAGGTCTATGGTAACTGTTTCATCTTCTGGCTGTTCAACTACTGTTGCTGTGCAAATGCGAATTTTTTCTGTAGTCCCATCATCAAATTCCATACCGACATAGCAGATAACTTCTGCTCCGTCAAAATCATAATCCGAATATTTCCCATCAAAGTTATTAATGCTCAAGGTCAGCACATTGATGATTGTTGAACCAATATCAAAGCTACTATCCCCGGACACGGAATCTTCAAACGAGAATCCATTTGCCCACAGATCAGCACTGGCCAGATTAAGAACTGTTCCATCTTTGAGGGTAATATCCGCATATTTGATATACTGCACGTCCATACCAGTATTCACTTTTTCTTTCCATTTGTCTGATAAAATCCTCATGTTCTACCTCTCAATAACATCAAAACTGATAGATTCAGTCCTTTGGTTTCCGACCCACCACCATTTAACAGGCGCACTCCTGTCGCCAACATAAAACGTTCTGGTTTCGTATTTTCCAGACATCATATCTGGATATGTAATTTGGATGTACTCGGGATTGAACGCTTGGAGAATCTTAGCTGTAGTAGCCCAATCTTTACCGTTCCACTGCAAAGCTAATTTCCTTTTTTGCGCTACCCTGTTTTTATGCATGACAGAGTCATCAGATCTTCCTGATTTTGCCGCTGATACGTCCTGTAATCCCCATGTGTAGGAAGACGGGCAAGGCATCGAGACATCGTTTACTTTTAAAAATATTTCTGCCATATAACACCTCATAAAAGAAAAAGCACCTTCCCGAAAGAAGATGCTTAATTACACGAAAATAGCGTCTATCGCTCTGATAGACGCTCTATGATTCTTTATTCTATCACATATACAAGGTGAGATTCAGTAAGAAAAAGTTATATTAATGTTTCTTTTGGATATCAGAAATGAATCTTTCGAATTGCTCTTTGCAAAATGTCTCATAATCCGTATTCCTCATAAGAAGTGCCCGATTCTTTAATTCTTTCAGTGCCTGCAAAAACATAGGTACATCTTTTTCCTTTACTTTGCAGATTACGACAACATAATTTTTCTCTCTGTGTTTGTAGTCCCCGCAGAATTTTACTCGGACTTTATTCTCTATAAAAATCCGATCAGCAAGAAATCCCATTGTGTCTATGTAGGCAAATTGTTTGTTCCTGAAAAAATGACTTCTTCCAAGTTCAATATAATTAGTCTGCATTTCTATATACCTCTTATTAATCCAATAACGTAGTATCAATAATCTGGAAGTTTGCCCTGTGAATATAAAGGGCTTTCCCGTCGATCATAAGTTTTGTCATTTTAGGTAATTTCTTCGGAATCTTCCAATACACCTCGTCACCAGAATATGCTGTGATAGGTTGTCCGAGTTGCGATTTAATAACTACCACTCGGGATTTTCCAAAATAATTTTTATATTGGTTTACGATTCCGGCAATATATGTATTTTCATCAATCTTTCCGGTGGATTGACTGTAAATATCTGTCTGTTCAAAATCTACATCCGGTTCCAATCCGTCTTGCTCGAATATACAGGTGTCTCCGCAGCTCTGAATTTCTTTTCCGTCAATGTTGATGGTAATTACAGACGACATTTCATATCCAGTAATCACAGAACCGTCACTGTCGTATGATGTTGTTTTGACCGGATTTCCTTTTACGTTGATTTTGTCCCCGATTGTAGTCATAACCTTTTCACCATAGTTGTCGTATGTATGGATGGTATATCCATTTCCAGCAAGATCGCCTTTGATATCATTGAGCGTATCGTCCAACAGAGCACATCCTGTAGCCCCCGTAACGAGGAATAAACATAAAATTGCAAGTAGCACATTTTTGAATTTTTTCATTTTACCACTTCTCCTTTAACTGATTAATTGGTGTTCCAGCTACTCCGGCACTTTCTCCGCTGTCAGTAGCTTTGAAATACGCACCTTTGATTTGTGGATACATAAATTCGAACATCAAATAATTCGCAGCATCGCAAAGATACTCCGTGTTACCAGTTTTCAGATATTTTTTGACACACATATCATGAGATTCTATGGCATTTACCAATTTCTCGCCGAAATTATCTTTTGCAGTGCCGTATTTGTAAAAACTGACTTCTACTCGATTTTGTCTCAGTTCGTCAAATCTGTCTGAATACTCTGCTGGCATTTCTTTTCCAAGTCTACTCATTTCTTTCTCACTTTCTAATTAATTACTGTATCGTTTTCCATCTAAAATCCATTTGAAGCATCTATGTGAGGAAATAATCGCCCTCTGTATTTAAAATAGATTTTAGGCTGTTTTATTCAATGAATATCTGTCCTTCATATTTTTCAAATCTGTACTTCTGTGAAATATCTGGATATTTTTCTTTATCAACCAAACTGTAAAACATTTTTTGTGGTCTGGCATATAGTTTTCTTTCTCCATACAAAGCACGGTAAATTATCAGCGGTTCGTCTGTCTCTGTATGCTTTGCTTCGCCGACAATCTTATACAGGTAATCATTGCTCCGCAAATCACTGACGGTTTCTCTCTTGAAATGTTTTACTATGTCCCCCGGTTCAAACAATGGTCTGTCTATTGGCATATTTTCATTCCTCCCGTTTCTGTTTCACGCGGTTATACAAAATGTTCTGTGTCCTTTCTGTGAAGAACAGCCAGATACGATAATCGCAACCCATACCGTTATTCTTCCCAATGTCAGAGCCGAAATATTCGTCCATCATGTCCAGATAATACCCCGGCTCATCGTCCTCTTCGACTATTCCGTCTTTCACCATATCCAAGTCAGCATTTCGAATCATACTCAGGAACTGGTCAAGGTCATTTGCGTAGACTATCGGATGTCGTTCTCCTCGATACTGTTTGAACTTTTCAAAAAACTGTTTGACCAATGCCATAGTCAGGCAGATGTCGTGGTCTTCCAAAATATCTTCTTTGTCCCCGTACAGAGAATTAAATCCATTGTACAGGATTGTCGGTAGTTCTTCGTCTTTGTAATCGACAGAGCGATTCTTTTTCGCATGTGCGTACCGTTCCTGCTTCTGCTCTTTCGTTCTAGGTGGTATATTATTAATATTTATATTATTATTAAGAGCAGAAGTCTTTACTCCTTTACCAGACGATGGTAAAGTCTTTTCCTCTGCACTTGATAAAGTACAGTCTTTATCTGTATCAGTAATTGATTTATCAGTAGTTGATATATCAGTTCTTTTATTATGGGGGTGATGTTCTACCTCTGGGACTTCTAGGGCTAGGGTTTCTATACCTTGAAAAAAAGCCTCTTGATTATTGTTATTGTCAGATACCTCATGCGGAGTTTCGTAAATGTTATAAATGTACTCAAACTTAGATCGTCCCTCTTCTTTGCAAGGCTTTTTCTTATCCACAATAAGATACCCCGTTGCTTTTAACTCTTTTATGGTTGATTTCACTGCCGTTTCATTTTCCTTTAAAATTGCACATAACCCGGGAATAGAATAGTTCCAAGAATCCGGTAATGAAAACATTACAGATAAAAGCCCTTTTGCTTTTAAACTCAAATCCTTATCTCTAAGATGATGATTACTCATCAGCGTGTAATTCTTTGTTTTGTGTACTCTAAATACTGCCATAATCACACTGCCTCCCTTTCTGAATTATTAAGTGGAATTTCACTGAAATCTCGAAGTATATCTATTCCACTATGAAACAGTTCGGAAGAATCTTCTGTTTTGCAATCTTCATTAAGAACCGGATTATTTTCAGCGATAAGTAATATTTCCAAAATGTTTGTATCTGCAATATTGTTCACTGTATAAAACATTACTCGGGTAATTTTTGCTGAGTTTTTTCGTTCCCTATAAGATGACGTGATTCTTTGCGATAAATCAATTGATTTTCCAATATATAAAATGGTATTGTCTTCGCCAATAAAAGCGTATATGCCATGAACTTTATACAAATTATCACACAAAAACAGCATTGATTCTATCGGAAAATCTTTACTACACTCAACGACATCTTCATTGTTCTTTTCTATAATGGATTCTCTCCATAATATCCGTGCATATGCGTCTTTATTTTTTGATATAAAGTCAGATACATCACCATATCGACTATTCTCATCAAATCTTTTGTATCCATAACAAGCCCGTGAAATTGCATTAGCATAATCAATTTGACGAACACTCGCTTTTTTCCAATTGCATTTTTTATATTCCTCTTCGTGTTCTCTGATAAATTCACTGACATCATAATAACTATCGCTTTCACTAAAAGCTGCTTCAATATTCAGCGCATCAGCAATTGCTCTGGCAAATTTTAATTGTCTTGGGGAAACTAATTTTCGACCGTTCATATAGATAACCTCCATGTCGTTAATGTGTGACTGCCTTGTAGCCACAGATCCATGATTTATAAAAACAACAGGCAGGTGCATCATGGAATTGCACTTGTCCCCCGTCGGGTTAGCCTGTTGGTTTTACCAAACAAAAAAGAGCACACCAAAGAATCGTGAGGTTTTTCCCTCGTTTCATCTTTAGTGTGCTCTCTTCAACAAATGTAATAACTATTTCTCGTTTAGTATATCAAATTCTACCGCAAAAATCAATATGCCGGGGACGGATTCATACGGTAATCTGTATTATTTTGAGCTTTTGTGACAATTCGCGCCAGTTCACGTTCGTTCACCTTGATGCTGTTCATGATGTACTCTGGTGAAGAACCACCAAAGCCCCCATTGTTCATCAAAGCAGTAACTACTCCACGCTCGACAGCTTCCATGATCTCATCTTTCGTAAGCCCCATGTTGCCGTCATATCCAGACATGATGCTGTCGGCAATGGATTTCATGGCTTTACGATTTTCCAAAGGAAGAACGGCTTCCTGTCCTGCTTCGCCTACACCAATGACAGATGCATTTTTGAACAAACCACCTTTTGCATACCAGTTTACACCAGAATCCCATCTGTAGGACATACTATTGCCACTTGCGGATGCACTAGAATTCATGTAGATATGTGGTGTTTTGATATGGACAGACTGCAATCCATTTGATAATTCTTGCGCTGCATTTCGACCGACATTGTACAGTCCGTTCAAACTTTTCGATATATTATTGGCAAGTCGAGTGAAATATTTTGACATAGCTGGAACTTTGCTGCTGAGAACAGAATCCAGAGTATCAATAATTTGCCCCTTTCCGGTGATACGCTCTGCTGCTTTTTCCCATTTCTTTGTCATAGTATTATACTGTGATGAAAAATGGGATTCTACAGTTTTCTGCATTTCTCCCAGTTTCAAGTTGGCTGCTTGCTTCATTGAATCAAGGTTTTTGGAAACCTCTTTTGCAGAACTTCCCCATTGCGTTACAGTTGCCGTAGTGACTCCCTGCGAAGATTCAGTGGCTTTTGAATGAATTGCCTCATAATCGCTCATGGCAGTACTCTTCATATGACCAGTAGCTTTTGTTACCGCACCTGCCGCATCATTGAAATCTCTGGTGGTATTCCATCTAATTTCTGATGTTTGCTTAGACACAGATTCTTTTGCGGTCTGAACTGCATCGGGGAATGTTTCTGCAAAAATCTTTGCAACAGATTCCGTATTCAATCCCATTTCTTTTGCGGTTGCCATGATGTTTTCATAAGCTCCCTGAGCTGTGCCACTTGCATTAGGCATATCGTATAATGCGGTATTAAGTTGAGTCTGTTGGTCAGAATTTAATCCCAACTGAGTAGTTAACTTCGGAAGGACTTCTGCCAACTCATCAACAGAGTATTTGCTAAGATTGAGACTACCTGCCATATTCGTTGATTTATCACCTAATGTTTTGATAGATTCTGATAGAATATCAAACATATCATCCGTGATAAGTCCTTGCTGATACAAAGAAGAAAATGCCTGTTCTGCCTGATCTGATGTCACTCCCATTTCTCCGAGTTTGTCAATTATCTTCTGAGTTGCCGCAGATTGCTCTTCTGCTGTCATTCCTTCTTTTTCGAGAGATTCTTTCAAGTTCCAAATTTCCGTTGCAGAACCAGATATTATGTCGCCACGTTGTTGTAATGTCTGAATGAAATTATCCATGGTATTGCCAAATGTGGTTCCTACTCCATTGCCGCCTTGCATACTTTCTACCATACCGGCAATTTTAGAAGTTGCATAAACCGCCGCTGCACCTACACCAACAATTAATCCCGCTGTACCTACCAATGGTCCCAACTCTTTTGCCAGTGAAGCGAATTTCCCACCAGATGTTCCTGCCGCTTCGCCCAGTCCGTCAAGAACTTGTGTTGCTTCGGATGTTCCTTGTCCAAGAATACTGGATAATTTTTCGGCAATAATATCAGCGCTTTCTTTTGCCATGATTTTATCACCGATATGACCGATAAGTTTTCCGACAAGTGTTCCGATTCCTGTGATATCTGCGATTTTTACAGCAACAAAAGCTGTTGTAAGACCGGCTGTGATCTTTCCGGACAATCCGCTTTCCCACAGTCCAGACATTGCTTCGCCAAATCCGCTTATAAGCAATTTGGCGGCTGTTGCAAGTAATTTTCCCCATGGAAGTTGCCCGATAAAATCGCCAATGCCTTCTCCAAGCTTTCTGAATGTATTAGGAGTTAATGCATCTGTCAGGGCATCGCATAAATGGCTAAGGAAGTCTCCGAGAGCCTTTCCATTCTCTTTCCAGTGCATATCGGATATAAATTTGGAAATCCCATCGCCAAGATTTTTAGTGAAGTCATCCCAATTGAATGTTGCTGTAAAGCTTGCAAGTGCTGTAAATGCGCCGTTTATTCCAGTTGTTAATGCACTAGCAATTTCTGTAAAATTAATTTTCTCAAATACGCCATTAAGGGCATTTCCGATATTAATTCCGATTTCGTCATATTTAAGATTTGAAACAAAACCATAGAAAATGTGCCAGCTCTTCATAAAGTTATTACCAATCAAATTTCCAAGATTAGTCCAGTCAACTTCACGAGAAAGCCCCATGATGCCTTCTGCGAATTTCTTGCCAAGGTTTTTAAAATTCGTTCCCTCAAGCAACTGATTGGCTGTATTAACTATTGTATTAATGCCGGCTCCTACTGTACGTCCCATCAAATCCCAGTTGATATTATCAACAAGGCTGTTGAAAGTCTGGGTGAACGCACTGGTAAATTTAGTGATGTAAGGGCCTACGTTATTCCAGTTAATGAAATCATAAAGCTTTTGCATCCCCCAGTTGATGCCGTCAGCCATGATTTTTCCAAGACCTTTCCAGTCTTTTCTTTTAAAGGCATTTACAATGGCATCTGCCATTTCATTTGCCCTGTTGGACATCTTTTTAAAAGCTTCGTCCCATGCTTTTTGATATGCAGATAAAGCATCATCTAATGCAGCATCAAGCGCTGGAAGATGTGATGCGCCACCGCCAGAGCCAGAAGATGGATTACTTGTACTACCAGAATCAGAATTGTCATTAAGCTGATTCAGTTGGTCAAACGCAAGGACTGACAATGTTTTTTCGAGTTTTTTTGCGCTGGTATTGGCATTGTCAATCGCACCACTGGCATTATCCATATTATCTGCAATATCTCCAGTATCTACAGAAATACCACCAGTAGATGATACAAAGTTTGACAGTTTGATTCCAAGCAATTTTGCAATATAAGCAAACATTCTTTGTAATGCGATTACGATTGCATTGATATACGGAAGAACTGTTTGCAGTATAGGAATGAATAAGGAACCTATTGTTCTACCAAGGGATGCAAAGTTAGCTTGAAGCATACGAATCTGATTTGCCGGTTGATTGATCGTGTTTGATAAATCAGCCCATGCATACTTAGAGTTGTTCAGCAAGATAATCGTTCTTAGAATCGTTTTATCTGCCTGAGACAAATTCGATATGCTGGTATTAATTCCAAGATTATATAGTTCCTGTTGCATGTTGGCATTACGGATATTGATGCCGTACTTGTCCATTGCACGGCTCATACCAGTCAAGCCAGATGCCATGTCCTGCCATACATCCTCGAAGTCCATGTTTCGTACAGAAGCAAGGTCAGCACCAATCATAGTGAGTGCATTAGACAATTTTAAGGCAGTCTCTGATGTATCGCCCATAGATGATGCCATCTGTGCAAATGTTGCCTGATACTGCATTGTCTTTTCTGGGTCAAGTCCAAGACTGGCGGTATTGGTTCTAGTCAGTTCGCCAGTATCTGAAATTTCGAATCCTGTCAGTTTCTGTGAAAGCTGTTTTGCTCTTTCTTGGAATGAATTTGCATACGCTTCAGCAGATTTTATGCCACTTTTCTTCCATTCGTCAGTGTCGATCCCTTCTGCCACCTGATTGAATGCAGAGTTGAAGTAGTTCAGCGTCTCTACATAGTTCATTGCGGATTCTACTGGCGATGTCAGAACATCTAATGCTCTTTTTGCGAGGAAACCTTTGGCGTAAAGAGCACTCAACTTATTTGTTACCGAACTCAGAGGATTTGACAATCTTCTTATTTTTTCGCCAGCTTCAGAAGATGCATTTCCAATACCTGCGATTGCAGATACGGCTTTTCCGCCTAAAGAAATAGCTTTTGAAGCAAATTTTTGAAAAGCATTTGTCAGCCCATGGATTACAGTACTTGCTTTTGAACCTAACGAAGAAAGCGTGTTGAATGAATTCGAAACGCTATTTGTGGCACGCCCTACTTTACTTCCAGACGATGCTAATACTGCAAGTGCTTCTGTCATTCTTATTGTGCTCGAACTGATATCTGGTGCGCTTTTCATTGCGTCAAAAAACTTCAAAACCTCTTGTGCAAGAGTTGATAATTGACTTGCAGTCTTTCCAGTTTTATCTCCTGCACTAGCTAATTTTCCAAGAGAAGTAATAAAAGCATTGGTGGATGCTGATACCTCGCTCATAGAGCTTAATTTAGTGGCTGCATTATTTAAACCTGTCGCAAGATTCGGAAGTTCCTTTGATACATTGCCGATATACTGTCCTGTACCGGCAAGTTTAGCTATAGCGGTTGTGAACCGGCTAACGCTCGGAGAAACATCTGGAATAGCATCAAGTTTCTGCATCTCGGTAAGAATTTCGCCTAATTTCCCTGTATCAAACTGACTAAAATCAGATTTTCCAAGACGATTGATAGCGTTTATAGCCGCATTCAATCCATTTGCTTTAAAATTCACACTACCTAAACTTTTTAAAGAATTGGAAAAATTATTTAACCGACTTATGTCAAGATTTCCAAGGGCAGTGTTTAATGTATCTAATTTTTTTACAAGGTTATTAATAGACCGTACCGCCTGAGTTGTGCTACTGCCTATTTGTATATTGAGGGTATCTATGGTATTATCGGCCATTAAAGCACCTCCTTTTAATCAAAAAAATAAAGGGCAGACAAGACTTTTAATCCTGCCTGCCCTCGTCATTATTACCATGATTCAACTCAAAATTTGCTTGCATGAGTTGCAATGTCATGAGCAACCTGTCACGTTGCCGTTTCTTTTCTGCTTCAGAAAGATTCTCTTCATCCTCTTGCTTTTGCTTTTCAGCTGTTTGTGAAAATGGCTCTTTAAGGTATTCAGCCTTTGACTTTTTACCAATAAGCACATTTGCAACCGCAGTCTGAACTGCACACATTGTGTACATGTTGAACTGCCATGCTTCTGCATCTGATACTTTACGTTTCAAGTTGTAGGCTTCCATGTATGGTTCTAAATCATATGGTGTGGAATCCCAAAACTTTTCCTCAGAAACGCCAATAGACAAATAAAGTGGAAGTAGCTTTTTATGGACTACTTCAGGAAAGCTCAGCTCTTCTTCTTGTGATCCTGCGGAGTCTTCGGAAGTTTCTTTTCTTCCTCCGATTTCTCCTCCATTGCTTTTACCATTCCGGATAAAAAACCGTTCTTCTCAAGCTCCTTGCTTGCTTTTTCAAATAAAATGAATCCATTCTGAGGATTTTCCTCTGTGGATTCATCTTCGTAATCATCCAGAAGGTCACATACCTTTTCATATGCAACTTTCTTTTCCTCTTCGGTTTCATACCCAAATTCATCTTTGTGTTTTCTTTGCAGTCCTGCCAGAATCAGTTCTGGAAGCATTTTAATCATATCTTTCGGATTATTGATTGCCCCCATAGAAGACACCTGTGTAAGAATGTCCGACTGAGTAAGCACTCCGTATCCGAATTTTACTTTGTATGTTTTATCATTTACTGAGAAACTAAACATGAATTATCCTCCCTGATCTACATCTTATTCAGCAGCCGCTGTCGGCTCAATTTTGGTATCCAGTCCCTTATATGTATTGATGATAAGAGAAATAGACATGGTTGCTGCTTCGTTCTGTGCAATTTCTGGCATTGGAATTTCGCGACCGCATTCCGCAATAACAAAGAATGCGTCGGACATATCCGGGAACGACACCTGAAACCAGGTTGCCAGTCCTGTAGTTTTTGCAGTCTTAGAATCTTCGTACAGTTTTTTAATCTGTTTAACAGATTTGTCTGGATCCATGATGAATTCAATTTCCCATGTACCACCAGTATCCTGTCTACCAGCTGCATACTGAGTTATATAATCTTCCAGCGCAGAAACGTCAATCTGTTCTGTGTCAAGAGAAATACCGCCGATGGAAGAGGGTTCTTCCAGCTGTGTGAATTTGGTAGGTTTTGTGTCTTTCACGGTTTCAACGGCATATGAAAATTTCACACCAAGTGTAGTTAATCGTGCCATTATTCGGCTCCTTTCTGCCTTTCGGCTATAAATTATTACAATAAAAAAGAGCCTTAATGGCTCTGGTTCTAGTACGTAACCCTGTACCGGGAGATAAAAGGATCACCTCCTTCTAGTCTTCTTTGCTTGCCTGCTTTACGATCTGATTTACATAATTACTAAGTCCTGCAACGAGGATTCCCTGTGTGATTGCGGTAAAAATTGCCATTGCGATTTCCTGCGCGCCAGATATAGCGCATGTAGCAATAACATAAATTCCACAAATCAGAATGCCTAAAGCACCAAGGATTGCCGGGATATATTTGTCCGGTATGACTTCGGACTTTTTAATACCCATTCCGATAAAGTACAGTACAACCGCAACAATAAGAAGTTCCGGTTTCACGTAATTCATAATCTGCTCCATATTTTCTCACTCCTTTCCTAGAGTAATGTACCGGTATAAATCCGGCTATATCTGCTAACAACACGTTTTATGCTGTTATCAGCATTATTCTGTCTTACAGGCCCGTATATCCTACGAAACCCCATGTCAACCATGGCCTTGTGGCTGGCATCGTCAATTTCATATACTTTTGAAGAAGCTTTTGAACCAGTCGCATAGGATTCTGATTGGAAAGATGGTGTTGTCGCGCACTCATCCCCCTCAAGATTGCCACGTGATGTTGGATTTCCAAGCAAGAACAAACGTGCGTAAACCCTTTTGTTTGAAGCTATCGTCTGACTTTCGTCATTAGAAAAGTTCCCTTTTCCTATAACGGGTTCAATAGTTGTTTTCCATCGTTCAAATACGTCTGAAACTGGATTTTTCACTACATCTGGCATCTCTGTCACCACCTTGTTTTGAGCATAGAAAAAGCACCCACCATTCCGGTAGATGCTTTTATATCTTACAGTATACATAAAACAGACGTTATATTCAGTAAGAAAAGGTGTTATGTTTTTATGCAGAAAACACTTCTTTTGCTATTCTGCGGATATTTTGCATAATTTCTACGCTTGCTTTGTACACGGGCATTGTAGCCTCCGTACCGTAAGAACGTACCCATTCGCCAGAATCAGAGACATATACCCACGATTCATTTTCTCCTTTACCCTGTCCGTAAGAACCAATAGTATATCCAAATTCTTCTCCTTTTGGATGGGGGCTTGTTCCTGCCGGAGTGTTGTACGAAATACCTGCACCGAATTCTATGAATAAAAGCCCAGAACCCTCGCACACAAGAGTTGCCTGCGCGTAATTTCCGAACCTGTTGATTTTGATGTAGGTATTGTGGTTTTTATCAGAATCTCCCTGTGCCAACATAATATTTTCGTCTATGACAGGAATTCCCAATTCGCAAAGTCTTTTAAGAAATACTTCATTTTTATCGCGAAGGCTGTTTTGATATGCTTTCAACTCTTTGATTGCATTTCCAATAGATTTTTGACTCAGATTGCATTTGATTACTCGTCCGCTCATTCTTCTGCACCTATCTTTTTAATTCCATATCTAGCCAGATTTCCTCTTTGCGTATCAAGAATTTTCTTCAAACGGTAATCTGGCGGTGTTGTAGGAATACCATCTTCCAGAACCAGATTTCCCAATGTGTCAACCTGTGGCACGGTATCAATCCAAAATACATCTCCCTCTTGCGGATGAAAAGAACGGTTAAAGGAAGTAATGTATCTGTCGTAATCCGGCACGATTCCTGCCGATATTTCCTCTGGTGTTCCTGCGGTAGATGATACAGAAAACTTAAAGCTTTGCGGTTGACTGTATGTCGGTACGGTATCTATTCCCTCAAGTGTTTCGGTTACTCTTGACCAGTACACGGTCTGTTTCTGTCTTTTTAATCCTCTCATAATACTTTCTCCAATGCAAAAAAAGGAGAACATTTCTGCTCTCTCCTAAATGGTTGATTGTTTATTTTATTTCAGTTTCGCTCTGCATTTCTTCAGATTTATCCATATCAGAATCTGCATTGTGGTTCGCTACATTTAGCCCTCTTTAGTTAATACCAATATCCTAACGCCTTGCCTTTGTCATAGACAGCTTTTGCTACTATTTGATAGTACCAGTAATTCCCATGAACAGAATCACTTCTTAAGCAAGATGGAATAGTGCCTTTTTCAATAAGTGCCTTATCATCTTCCGAAGGGGTGATGTTTGCACCGATGCTGTTTGCGTAAGCAATTCCATTTTTACAGATATAATCTCTTATATTCAAATAATTAGCACCAAATTCAGCATAAAATTCTTGTTCTCTGACAGCATTTCCACTTGATGTTCCTGTTGGTAACGATATCACAATATGTTTTTCATTACACATAGATTTTGCTCTATCTTTTGCACTTCCTTGCGTGATGTATTTACCATCATGCAATGGTGCATCATTCTGCCCCATCCAAATGATTTTGATAGCATTATCAAACTCTTTGTAGGCATTAGTTATGATTGGAGTTCTACAAACAAGAGTTTTTTCTTCTCCATTTTCTTTTCGTGTAAAGTAATAAGCAAATGTAGAACCTTGCACTGTTTCTCCTGTATCGGGGTCTGACTGTCCACTTGAAATTAAGGTTCTTGTAATTTTTCCTTCGATGCCGCCAATAGATACAGGATTTACTCCACTATGGACATCATCAACTGCAATGTTGTAAGAAAGGTTATCTTTGAGATAAGTCCATGCGTTTACAGTATTATCCCAAAAATAATCCTGTTCCTGTCCATGTAAGTAAATCCTTACTGCTGTAATCTCCGCTGGAATTGTAAATGGTTCTGCACAAATTTCATTGTGCCCGCTTCTAGCGGAAATCATCCAAGATGGTTCACCGCCAACACCTAAATTGATAACCGGTTTGTTTAACATTCTGCTTAATATACTCGGGTATGAAGTGTCTTTATTTACATCACTACTCGGTTTTCCTCTGTCACTTCCAGTACCTTGTGTTAGTGAATCACCCCAACACACAATTTTTTCTTCTTTAAGATTTTCCTCTGATTGCAAATAAAGTATTTCAATACTATTATCAGATATAATATTTATACCATCAAAATTATTTAATAGACCACCAACACCGTGTTGAACATCACCAACGAACGAACTATAGCCAGTAGATATATTTTCTTTATTTACGAAGATGTTATACCACTCTATTGCAGAATCTATTAATACAGTACCGTTTAAATTTGCATAAAACATAAATACTAAATAGGTGTCTGAATTTAAAATGAGCTTTGTCACCGAGCTTTGTTTATCCATCGAAAGCTGAATACTTGAATATTGATTGTGCGTTATATTACCATCCTTATCGCATAAAGATATATAAATAAATCCTATGTTTCCTGTTGCAGATCCGCTTAATAGTTTAAATGAAGAACCACACATATACGTCCCGGCCTTTAAAAATATAGGTTTAGACGTTATTTGTTTAAACTTTTCACCTGCTTTCACGGTAGCACTTAATTTATCTTTCACAGCAGTTATATTTGATAATGATGCTGAAAAACCTTGTATGCCAACATCTGCGATACAAGGAAACATATTTTTATAATAAGACATGACACGACTGTCTGTTTCGCTGTTCCATTTTATTTTAGATAATGGTTTCAAATTATTAAAATCAGAGCCATTGTTCCTGTATAATGTACTGAATGAACCAACAAAGTCGTTTAATTCACCTATGTCTTCCTTTAGTGAATCAGTTTCTGTCTTTACTTCCTTAAATTTGTCCCCTACTACTTTGGAGTCGGCAAATGCTCCCTCGACGCTCAAAGTTTTATCTGCGATAGGCTTGTCTGCTAAGCCTGGATACCCAATTGGAATATCTCCGTTTTGAGTATGGATTTTTAAAATTGATCCTGCCATGAACTACCTCCTAAAAAATAAGTACACCATCATCATTTACAGTTGGCAAAATAGGGTTTTCATTCAAATAATCAGATATAATTTCTTTTACCTGTTCTTCCGTGATGTCACCGATTGACCCAAGTGAATCCCATGAGGTTCCATTCCACACAACATTCATTCCTGCGCCACCGTAAATTGATTTTTGCTCAATATTGTACATATCGCCAACAGACGGACTCAAAGGAAGTAGATCGGATGTCACTACACTGCCTTTGTATAGAATTGGATATTTTAACTTATTTTCCATATTGCTTACTTTACTAAGCAAAAGTGCGTATACTTTTTTTGCTGTTAATGCCATGTAATCAGCCTCCTAATTTGTACCATGTATCAGTTGGTTTGTGATATTCGTATAATTCGGACGTATCAAGACATAATGCTGATGAACCGCTTTGTACGTAATGTGGAAGTTTCGCCACGTCCTTTGACAGCCCTTCATAATCACGAACCATACCTCTTGCATCCGTACACACCCAACTGCCTAAATCCGGCAACTCGTCGCCAGGATTATACTTGATGCCGTCGAAAATAACTGTGTTTTCTGCTTTTGCCATCTATGCAATCATCCTTTCTGCCCCAACAGGAGCTACATAAGTGAATTTGTTCCCTAATATATCTCTGGCTGTACCAATGACAAATTGTCCGTAGTCTGCCAGAATATTGCACACAAATTCCTCTGCATCCACCCAGTATTGCTTCTTGACCATGTGGTGAAGTTCTGGTAACAGACCGTAGCTGAACATCACGCAATGCCCTAATTCATGGATAAACACACGGTTCAGAAGTTCCCCATATAGATTATTTGCAATCGAAATTGTCATTGTGGAATAATCCGATACCGCAAGTGTTCTCTGCCCTGTACGGTCAATCAGAACATCATCATGGGGAGAAACAAAGTGAACTTTCCATAAGTCCCCATTCATGTAAAATTGTCTTAGCATGGTTTATCACCATCCTTTTCTCAAATAAAAAGTCCCTGTCACATTTCTGTAACAAGGACTAAATTTAATTCTTATTTGTTAATTCATCTGCTGTATCAGACGAGTTAAGTCAGTTTTCATCGACTGCCTGAGTGTTGCGTCTGCATCTGACCACATCTCTGTAAGATTACGGATAATGTCAGATGTATACTCTTTCATGGAATCATCCATTTTTCTCTTAGATTCTGTATCATTGGAATCATGGTAATGCCTGCGATTCTCACTGTATCTGTCATAGCTTTCGCCATATCTGGACTGCTTATGGTTCATTCCATCCATTCTCATATCACTACGATCTGGATGATAACCCATGCGGTACATATTACGTTCAAACTCTGGATTGTTCAGATACTCTTCCATCCAGTCATCATCTTCCATGTACAAATATGGTTTATATCCCATACGACTTCCTTTGCCTTTCGGGGCAAATCTTCCATTGGAATAACGATACCTGTCATATCCCATGCGTCCAAGATACTTTTCTTCCTGTTCACATTCGTCCATAGCTTCTACGATTCTGTAATCCTTATCTGCACAAATCGCACACTTTACGGATTCCATGCAGTCTTTCAAATCGTCCCAGTCTTGAGCGCTGAGATTATCAAAGCCATGTGTTTTGGCTTTTTCCATAGCCCATTTTCCCATTTCCATTGCAACTTTATGCATTACAGTGCCCCCTTTCTAACAGCCTGTGTAACAGGTGCTTCTGTCGTTGGGGCTGTACCATTAATTGCTGTCAAATTGTTGCTCGGACTACAAGCCGGATTTCCTAACATCTTGAATACTCCGCCAGTTGCACTTGTAGCTACTCTGGTTGCGTACTTCGTTCTGGTTCTTATTCCACAAGCCGTAATCTGTGCACAGCAACGATTCTCTAGCGGATACAAAGTTGTTCCTGTTCCTATCTGAATCATTACCGGAGCAGTAATTGTAGTGGCTTCTGGTATACTTTGTGCAACAACAATACAATATTTCTCTCCATTGTTGTAACTGCCTGCTGGGAGTGTGATTACAAGATTACCTCCTGTAAACGCAACAGCTTGGCTTATTACAAGACGGTTGCAGAGCTTACAAACATTTTTACAACTCATATTTCTACCTCTCAATCAAAATAAGAGGTGAGCCGTAACCCACCTCTTAGAATTAGTCAACCTCTAAGGGTGAGTTACTTAGCAACAACCGTTGCCATATGTATTACATCCTGCGTATGCATATGGAGCTGGAACCTGGAATGCAGGAATCGGAGCCGGGTTGATTGCATTGATTAATCTCTGAGCCTGTGCGTACATCTCTGTTGTAAGCAATGCGGACTGACGATCCTGAGATGCAGCACGTTTCAGATCAGAGTTCTCTGCCTGTAATGTTGCAATCTTATCGTTAGTCAGGAAGTCAAGGATTGCTCTTGTGTTGCTGTTCTGGTTTTCCAGAAGGTCTCTGGTGTTGTTGTTCATTGTGTTCTGGAGAGCACAAGTGTTGGTAGCAAGGTTGTAGTTGATACCCTGTATAGCTTCTCTTGTTTCACAGCAACAGTTTGCTAACTGAGACTGTAATGCGTTGGTATTCTGCATACCGGCTACAGTATCAGCATTGATAGCCTGCTGAACGCCGTTGAAGCCTTGAAGCATTCCGACATTCATGCCATTAAAGCCACTCTGCATGGTATTGTTAAGAGAATATGTGCTGTCACAGATACCCTGCTGAATACCTCTGATACCATTCTGAATATCATTAAGGGCGAATTCCTCATTAATATCTGAACGGGTAGCCCATCCTTGGAAGCCGGCACCGTTCGCACCGTTTCCACCATTGCCACCGAAGCCGCCGCCCCAGCCGCCAAAACCTCCCCATCCAAAGATAGCAAAGATCAAGACAAGCCAGATAAGTGAAAAGCCATCACCGCCCCACATATCATTGGCGCGATTATTAGAGCCTGTAGCGGCAGCAATGTCGCTAAGACTGTAATTAGAACCATTCATCATGTTTTTAGTCTCCTTAAATATTATTTACAATAGGAGACATCCGCGGCTGTCGTCCCAAATTGTAGCGATTTTTAATCACCCAATTATGGGGAAGTGTTATAATCCAAGGAATTTCTGGATAATTCCATCTGGAGATAAATGTTTTTCATTGAATACATTTTGTTGTATTTGATGTAGCTGGTCTGCATCACCTTTTTTATATAAATCCAAAGCATTTTTCAATGTTGGATTGTTTCCTGCAAATTTACTCATGTCGTTCATCATGTTGTCAACACTTCCGAACCTCTGAGAAATCATTTTCTCGAATTGCTTTTTCATCATAGCGTTTGGGCTGAAATTCATCTCTGCTTACCTCCGTTCTGCTGTTTTGCAGGCTCCGATGTTCCCGATATAAATGTCGGAAACATGTCTTTGATTCCAGAAATTTCAGCACATACATCGTTTCGAAGCTGATTAATCATAGCAACTAGATCAACCTGCTTTGGTTCTTCCTGTTGCTGCTCTGCTTCTGGATTGACAAGTCGGTAAACAAAAATTTTGCTTCTTCCGTCTGCTTGTAATTGTTTTCTGTAGACTTCTGTACCATCTGTTTTTGGATAATAAACAGGATTTCCAGACATATCTACATCTTTTGCTTTTACAGTATCAATGCCATCAACCATCTGCCCTTGAAGCATCGGCATTTGCTGCATTTGTTGTACAGGCTGCTGCATCTGCATTTGTCCATATGGCATTGCCTGTTGATAGTTATTCTGTAATTGTGCCAACCTGTCTTGATACGGCTGTATTTGTCCGTAAGGGTTGCTCATCATTGGCTGTTGCGGATAATACGGATAACCTGCCATAATCTGTTCCTCCTGTCCGGGATTCAAGAATCATATCCATATCATCTATAGAACGATGCTTTTCCCATATGCCCTCGTAAGGGTTTCTTAATATAATCATTACGTTTTCTCCTATGATTATATTATATAGGAAGGAACGCTGTATTTGAACGTCACTATTTCGCCACATTTCCGCCATTATACAAAGAAAAGCCCCGAATATACATCGGGGCAACTTTGGCAATTTTTTGCTTTATTTTTTTATTGATTCGGTCTATGGTTCTGGGACTGTATTCCATTAATTCAGATGCTTCCAATAATGTTTTTTCGTCATAAGCCCGTAATCGAAATAATTTTTCTTCGCGTGAATCAAAACCTGCTTCTTGCAAGTAAAATTTTCTTTCATCTTCTGAAAAATCTGCATAATTCATATAACTCCACCGTCCTCCCTTACAAGTGGAATCAATTTGTTACATAGGAAATACACCGCTCAACATAAATCCTACAACTGCTCCCACGACTGCCGTTATAATGCATACAATAATAGTGTCATAACGTTTGCCAGGGACTGCCATGAGGATTTTTAAATTGTTGTTCATTTCATCGACTGTTTCTTTAATATGATCTAAGTCATTGCTATACAGGGCGGTCTTCTGTTCGAGCTTATTAATTCTTGAATAAAATTCTTTGTGCCTTTCAGACTGCTTTTCCTGCATATCATGAATACTTTTTTCAATTTCTTCGAAGCGGTGATTGTTAAAGCACTCATGTTCACATCCCATCGCTTTTCCTTTCTTTCACTCCCTATAAGATTTTTTGCTCTTTCCCTACTTTAATGAGCAACCCTGCAATGTACCGGGAGGAAAAACACATTGCGTTCCATCCCATCTTTTTTAACTCAAACTTCCAGCAAAAGGAAAAACACCATGATTAATATAAATTTCGGTTTCAGATTCCCAACTTCTATTTACAGAAGATTCAGAATGTGATTCTTGGAACTCAGCCCCCTGCTTCACAAGAAAATAGAGGGCTAAATCAAATATGCAATCATAGCATTTTTCCATGTCACTATCTATTTTTTCATTTGTATAACTTAAAGGATAGTTTCTCTTATTCTTGAACGAACGAATTGCCCGTTTTACGGCAAGAGAAATCATTTCAGGTGGTTCTGTGTCATCGGTCAGATAGTTTGCCAAATCGTTTATAAGCTCTTCGTTCATCCAAAATCACCTACCCTTGCTGAACTAATATTTCAGAAATGATACCAGCCTTATTTGTTGAGGTCAGGGCATAGCCATTATCACTTGCAAGCTGTCTTAACTGTGGTACAGTCATATTAGACAGCTCACTTTCTGTGTATTTATGTGTTGGTTCTTTGACTTTAACACTTGCTACAGACGGTGATTGGCTGTTCTCATTGAGACTATGCCCGCTTATTCCCCCGCTTTGGTACCGATTACGATACCGCCGTTAGCTTTTGGTGCAACAGGAACGAACATGCCGGATGCTTTTGTCCATACTGCAACTGGATCCTGTGTAGCCCACATGGAAAGTGTTACGAAAGAACGATTTTCTTCCTGAATGAACTGTCTGTATTCAAGTTCCTCTGGTGTAACACCCCAGAGTCCGGTACCGAAAGAACCATTTGCTTCGGATTCGTACAGGGTAAATACATCTTCCTTGAAGTATCTGCCGGTTTTCAGCGTTCCATCTGCTTTTCTGTATCTGAATTTTTCATCACAGCGATCAATAGTAAAACCATATTCCTGCATGATGAGATTTACAAGTTCCTGCTTTGTCAGGAGTCGTTTGTTTGCTGCTCCCAGAACCGCTGTCTGCATAGCAGTGTTATTTCTCATGTAGTTAATCATCTTGAGGGATGTAAGTGCTTTGTTTACAACAAAACCGTTGTCCTCTGCGACTGCTACCATCTTCTGAATGTCGCCCATGATGTCCGCATCTGGTTTAGACCAGTCCGTAAGAGCGACCTTTGCACCAGTCGGTACGCCGTAATCAATATTCAGATCTACATTGTTCTCTTTGACTTTTACGGCACCTGTAGAAAGGAACTGTCCTTTCATAACATTCGCTCTGGCAACAACACCTTCAAAAAGGTTAGCTGCATCATCAAATACAAAGTTTTTCAGTGCTTCATTATCCGGCACACCGTTTTCAATTGCCTGCTGTAATCTTTCGGACTGATTGATTTTTCTCTTAATAAAGAGTTTTTCAGTCAGAACTTTTTCGAAGCCCGGTCTTGTTCCGATTTCTGCTTCAGTATCAAGCGCATGAACGAATGCCACTTCTGGCAGTCTCTGTCCAGCCATAAGTCTGTAGTATTCAGCTTTCAGGTACTGAGTTTTAACATCTGGAAAAATGGTATCAAGGATACCAGGTCTTTTAACACTGAAATCCTGAGAGAAGTTAAGTCTTTCTTCCTGTGTAATTGATTCTAATACATTAAATGGCATCTGTTATACCTCCTTAAAATTCTGGGTCTGTAGTGGTTACGAAAACAATTCCCGCTTTTTCAAGTTCTGCCTTTGCGGTAGTATCGACTACTGCCGGAAGTCTCTTTTCAAGAACACGTCCTGCAACAATTACGGAAATTGGTCTCTTTACATCGTCTGTCATATCAACCTCTTCAAATACGATTCCTTTTGCACCGGTTGCATTTGTCGGATATACAGAACCTGCTTTGATGATCTTCTTAGTTCCAACGGTTTCAGCATTTGTCTGTTCTGCTGTATAGGTTTTAAGTACCAGTCCTACCTCGGATTCGAGGATATTAGGTGTGGATTCGTACTGCTCTGTTTTCATAAAAGCCATAATCTAAATCTCCTTTACTTGAATTAAATATTTACCGGTGCGTTATCGTCCGCCGGTTTGATTTCTGGGTTCATTCTTGCTGAGTACGCTTTTGCATATTCAGATGCATCACTTTTCTTTGTCTCGTTACTGTCGCCAGCTCCACCACCCGGATTAGGCGTGTTTTCAAGGGCTTCTTTTTCCCATGCAGCTTTTGCAGTATCGAGAGTTGTTTTATTTACTTCGGAAATTCCATCAACAAAAGTCTGTGCTTCTTTGAGTGCATCTTCTTCATTCATATTGGAAAATGCTTTGATTGCTCCTGCGTAGGCATCACCTTGCATTCCTGCATTAGCAAAAATGGAAGTGATTTTTCCTGTCAGTGCTTCTCTCTGGGAAGTTGCAAGTGCGGATTCAAGGTCAGAAATTCTTTTCTCGTTTGCAGCTTTTTCTTTCTGACGTTCAAGTTCTGCTTTTTCTGCATCAGTCATGTTTTGCTGTTTCAGCTCATCAAGTTCTTTTTGCAGTGCTTCTGCCTTATCAGCTTTTTCTTTAAGGGAAGTGTTTTTGTCTTTTTCCTTTTTTACTTCTCCTGTGACGGAATCAAGATATTTGGTCACCTGTTCATCAGATGGTTCCTCAATTCCCATACCGATAAGTACTTGTTTTGCCTGTTCTCTTGTCATGAAATCTCCTTTCTTCCAGACCAACACACTTTGTTCACACGGTTCGCTCCGCACATGATCTGTGCCCGATTTGCGCTCACGGGCTGTTGCAATATTTTTGAGTATTAAAAAAGGAATCTCAGTTTTCCAAGATTCCTTAAATAATTAATGTAAAAATCGTCTATTCTTCACCAGTGGAAGAAATTGTTGCTGATTGATTTTGAATTGATTTCTGACTAAAATCTTTAATCAATTCTTGTGCTTTCTTCATTTCTGCGTCTGGGTTTGCCAGTTCGGGATAAACAGTTCCAAGATATGGTAAGCTCATTTCATATACCTTTTGCGGATCGCTGAATAATCCACAAGTAATCAATGCAATAAGCGGGTGAATTTTATTCTTGAACAGATAATCAAGTGCCTGTGCTTTAACAAGCATGTTATCTGTTGGGTTTCTGGTGATTTTGACATCAAAATCTCTGGTAGAAATCTTGACATCATTGGAGGTTTTGCGAATGATGTTGAGAATAATTCTGACAGAAGCTTTTTCGGCTTCTTTTGTGAATGCTTCAACAAGTTTGGCATCTCGCTCTGCAAAATCCCATCCATTACGTAAATATACAGCATTACCAGTATCACCACCGGTGTTGCTCTGGCGGTTTGGCATTGCTTCTACAATCAGCATATTATTGTAAATGTCGTCTTTAGCAACTTGGCTCTCCGACTGGTTTAATTCCGCAGTCATCAAGTCAACATCTGACTGAACACCGTTTCCAGCATCTTTTACAGATATTGCTCCTAGCTTGACCATTTTCAAAAATTCATTCTCGTCAACTTCACAGTTTTTGAATTTCATAAATGCTTGAACAAACTGTTCAACACCGTTTAATCTATCCGACTGATACTTGTTGATCGCATCAAATGCTGTAATTGCAATTTCGACATCAGATAGCCGGTCATGGTTGTTTGGATACTCGATAATTGGGATTCCGCCAAAGCCATTAATGCCGCTGACGGTTACTTGTCCGTTCTTTATCTTGAAATATTGATTTGAAGAATAGCAAAGATAATATTGCTGATTCTCTTCATCTTTCAATATTTGAACAGATAGCATTGCTTTTCCTGTGTTTCTGGAATAAACAATATAAACATCTCCCGGATACGGAATAAAAATTCTAAATGGTGGTAAATCACGGTCTTTTGTCCAATCGTCTTCTCGTAGAATTGCTTTGTATGCAGTTCCTACGGCACTCTGGTATATTCCAAGCTGAATATTTCGGGCATCCGCATTTGCTTCGTCCAGATAATCATTCAGCAGGTCGACCTGCTCATTTATCTTTTTATCTGCTTTTTTCTTTTTGCAGACATATTGAATAGGTTCTCCATATATTTGTCCTGCCTTAAACTTGACAACTTCCAGAGCGTGATTTTCGACAACTCTGTTATTTACTTCCGGTCTCACAAGCTTTTCCCGATATAAGATTGGTTGGTCGCCTTTGTAGTACCGATAAAGATAATTAATCATCATTCTGTTTCGATTATGTGTGCCAATCGTATCAGATAGAACTTGAACAACATTTTCGGTAGTAATTTGAGCTACGCCAGTGTAGGCAGTTTTTCTGCCAAAATCGCCTTGGCATAGGTCAACAAAATTGCTTTTGTTTCTTCCCACTGCCTATACCTCCTATTTTTAGACATGAAAAAAGCACCGAGTTTTCACCCGATGCTTTATACATTTTCATCATATATTATACATAATTGGAAAGTTATATTCAGTAAGAAAAGGTGTTAACTTTTGAAATTAAGCATTTCTTTTACGTAATTTACTGCTTTCCCGTGGAATTGTTTAATATATTCTTCATTGTATTCCATTTCATCTGCAATGACAGTTAGCTTTTTTCCCTCTACGTATCGTTTATACAAAAAATTATAATACTGGGGATTTTTTACAGACTCTATAATATCTATAAGTTTCTGTTTTTTCTCCATAAGCTCCACCACATTGTCAGCTAGTTCTCGCTGCGCATCCACCAATTTTGCAATTGTATCGCCTATTTTATCTTGGCTTCCAGAAGTCTGAACACGTTCAATGCCATACGTCGAAGCACTAATGCTAGTAGCAAGCAATTTCAAGTGTTCGATTTCTTCCAGTTTGTTATTTATAATTTTTTCGTATCGTTGAATTTGATTCAGATACTCCTTTATATCCATGCTATCTCCTTCCCCACATAAAATTCTTAGTTGCTGTAACTTCTGCAAATCGTTTTTGAGTCAGAGTTATCATAAGTTGTGTAACACCATCTGGTGCATCGTCGTGATCGTTGTCGCCAATATACACAAAAGTGGTCAACTGTTCCATTGCTTTTGAATATTCCTTGTTTTGGTATTTAGGTGCCAGAAATATGAATCTTCTTTTAACATCTCCAGAGTACTGATTGATTTTTTCTTTTTTAGCTTGCTTTGATGGAGCTTTTGTGCTGGTAGTGCTACAAGCATATCCATGTTCTTTTAGTCTTCCGCTGACATAATAAGCATACATATCGCCACCATTGTTAGCTTCGAAATTGATAGATTGGATCTCATTTCCCATAATTCTTCCGACAACCAGTGGAAGTGTGACTTCCTTCGGACCTGTATTAAAAATCCAGTCATAAATGTATACATCTCCGTTTTCAAATTCCGCACCAACCGGCATGGACAAACTATCACCACCGCCCCACGCAACGTCACAAGCAGATACGTTCTTTACAAATCCGCCCTCTGGAAGAATTCCATTGTAATATCTTAGTTCATCTTCTGCGAACATGATTCCTTCACGCAAGAATGGTTTCTGTTGATATTTAGCCTCCCATTCGTTAGCATCAAGTCTGGCTTTCATATCTACATAATACTTCGTAGAAAAACCAACTCCATAATCATATTCAAAGTTTGATTCACCATCGTCATTCAAGGCAGGAATCTTACGGAACCGATACAATGGATTATCTCGATTGAGTTTTTCAATTTTGCCTAATGGGTCGTACAGATTCCATCTTGTTCCAACCATCAACTCTCTTGCCCCATCAATTTTACGGTCAACCATTTTGTTCAGATACTCTTGATAGGTATTCTCCAAACGAGTAGGGCTTAAAGAATGTTGCCTGTCTCGAACAAGGTCATCTACATACAAATATCCATCAGACGAAATATCAACAGCACCCGTCCATGTTCCCTCGATACCGCGACAAGTCATTGTGGCGAATCGGTCTGGCTTGTCCAAATTTATCTCAAAATCATCGGCACTTTGCTTTTGCAATTTTGATTTTGGAAATATCTCACTGTAAGTGTATTCTTGTGTGCTTATGAGATTCAGAAGCTCACCATAGAAACCCTTGGCCAGTTTTCCAGAGTGACCGCCCATTGCATTGTGGCTGTTTGGTCGTCTTCCCATTATCCACGACATAAAAAATATGCACATAGTACTCTTACCAACACGACTTGGTAACGATAGACCGTAAAATTCAATTATCCTATCTTCCAAATCCTGTAAATCTTGAGCGACTACTTGGAGTGTTTTCTTTCTTGGGATATAAAACTTTTTGCTGTCCGGTCTATTCTTCTCCATGTATAACAAATAACTCTCGAACGCCCATGGGGCTTCCAACAATAAATACTGCCAGTAAATATCATCAAAATTACCGCTTCCAGTCAGTGCCGCGTTTCTTGCCGCAGTTGTATGAGCGTATCGACTGACTTTCATTGCCATATTCCGTGCATCTGGATTATCCTTGAAAGGAAGGTCAATATTCATATTTAAAAGTAAATCAAGGCAGTCTTTCTGGTTTTGATAGACCGTCATATCGCCATTAATGATTTGATTTAAAATTGCCCGATACCATTCAAGCGAGCCTTCTGTGAATTTTTGCATAAAAATAGAGCCAGACCTCCTTTCTTTTTAGGATTTAGTCTGGCTCTCATGTGGCTCTTTGACTGATTTATTTATTATTCAGCATTCTCATCGGCTGTCATATCTCTTGTATCTACGATGGTAGGAGTGTTACTTCCCTGAATCTTCGGAACTTCACCATTCCATTTATCAATTTTCTGTTTTTCAATCAGTTCAGGAGTAAGTGATTCTGCAATTTTTCTATTTGCTTCCGCTTCGGCTTCAGCTTTAATCTTAATAGCTTCAGATTTGCCTTCTGCATCAATTTTGGCTTGTTCTGCCTGAATAGCTGCTTTTTCTTTTTCCTGTTCAGCAGCAATCAGTGCAACTTCTTTATCTTTATCGGCTTGTACTTTGGCTGTTTTAGCTTCAATATTGGCCAATTCAAGCTCTTGCTGTGCATTTACTTTCTTTTGGATTGCAGCTTGTGTTTCATCATCAGTGGAAATAGAAGTAAAGTTTACTGTATCAATAATGATTCCGTATGGTTCAAACTTCCGTTTAAGATATTCGTCAAGTGCTTCATTCAGTTCCTGACGCTTATCACCGAAAACATCTGTTACTGGATACTTCGCAGTTACTTCCTGCGTCCAGGCTTTCATTTTCGGCTTGATAAAAGTATTTTTTACAGATTCCCCAGATTGACCTTTGAACTGAGTAAATACATCAGTTACTCTACTCTGATCGAATTTATACGAAAATTCCAAATCAACTAAAAGAGATTTGCCATCTGCCGTTGGTGTCTTGAAACTTTCGTCTTTTGGAGAATCGCCTTTATCTTCCGATGTAAGATAAGATTGTTCGATTCCAACAGAATACAGTGAAGTTTTTACTGTAGGTGAAATCAAATGCCATCCCTGCGTAAGTACGTTATTGGAGATTCCCCCGTTCATTTTGTACTCGACCGCAATGTAACCGGCTGGAACCTTTACACTACACTTTGCAACGCATATAAGTCCTGCAATGATCACAACAGCTAATCCAATTCCACCTAAAAGTCCTTTTTTCATTCTTTGTCCTCCTCATTTTGACTTTCATCTTTATTTAGCTCATCAATAGCATTTCTGCCAATGTGATTCAATAATTTACCTAGCGGTTGAAATAATTTGTAAAGTAGAAACCATACTGCTACTGCTCCACATATCACTAGAAATATAAATACTGGATTCATAAATTCCCCTTTACTGGCCATTCAAAGCCAAAATCTGAACGTTTGATTTTGCATTGTGGGCTTCCGTCTTTCCAGAAAACTAATCCTTCTATCTCGTGTTCAGAAAGATATTTCTTGATTCCCTCGAATGTTCTTTCGACTTCAACGATTTCTTTGCCGTGTTTTATCAAGGCATCGTAATCATCATTATACGGATTGCCATGAAAATGTTTTCCGTAAGCTTCATATGTGCCATCCGGCAATTTAAGACCTTGATTTGTCCACATTGAAGTTACATAATATGCTTCTACAAACCACTTATCAGACGGATTATTCTCATCAACCTTTACCCATCCCGGCCAATGACCTGTAATGGAATCTGGCTCACAACAAGGGATAAATCCCTCTGGTGGTATTTTACCTTTCTTGCAGTCGTATCGTTTATAAAATTTTCCGTCAATTACTGCACAACAAGAGCCGTCATATTTAACTGTTGCAATTCCTTCTTCTTCAAGCACCCATTCCATACCTGGATGCACTTTTGGAAGAACCTTTACAACCTTATGGTCTTTAAATTCTCGCTCAAATAATGTTGGTATCTTTTTCATTTACTCACCTCACAATACTTCTAAGTGAATCCCACCACTCATCTTTTTCTTCTATATCTTCTTCTCGTTTATATTGAATTTTTATTTTATATAGTCCAGAATCAGATACGTGTGGCTCAACATGTAAGAATTTGAATTTCTTTTTAAGATATCCTATTTCAAAAACACATTCTTTTGGAAAAACAGTATAAAGTGTGACAAATTCTACAAAAATAATTCTCTTATCTTTTTCATGGTACACATCAATATTTGCCAACGCATCGACAACTTTTTTGTCTTTAGCAAAAATCTTTATTGGAAAATTTACTACAAAATATTTGCTCATACATTAACCTCAATCTGGAATACCTAATTGTTTGTAAGTAAATACCGCTGTATATTTCTTTCCGCATTTGCAGCAAGTTTCTGTAATAGTGCAAGTTTTTTCTTTGTCATTGCATTTTGATTCTGTATCCGAACTTTTGAACTTGCATCCACCTGTCAGAATACATTTAATCTGTTTTGTGTTCATCTTGTTCTCCTTGCAAAACTTTTCTGATGCAATCCTCAACAAGTATAAAGTCTTTATATGACATACGCATCTCGCAATTGTAAAAATGCTTTCCAATTTCATTTACAATTAATTTATAAATTCTAAACTTGGTTTCTTCCGAAAGTTCGTCAAGTTCCACAGGTTTAGTCTTTTGAAGTTCTTCCGCATCGCTGCCGTCTGTTTCAATTTTTGAACACGCGCAATCATAACAAGTACTCATACATTCACCTCAAACTCTTTCTTGCAGTTGCTACCCTTGCATTTCAATTTAAGATGCCGAATTTTTGTCTCTGGGCTAATTAGAAGTGCTTTCTTCTCGCAAAAAGGACAACAATACCACAGTTTGCCATTGATATTCTTTATTAATGCCCGTCCGTCCCACGGCTCAGGTGGATTCATTGCCTGAGAGAAATCTATTCCCTCTGATTCAAATGCTGATTTGATGCTCACTTAAATCTCCTATTCTTTTTATGCTTAATGCCTTTACGTTTCCGTTTAAGATAAATTCTCATTTTACTTCTTACGTTCTTGCTGAATTGATTGTTGAATTTTCTTTTTCTCTTTCTTCCGGCAATCTGTCTTATTTTGTGCTTTCCATGCATTTTAAGATAATTGTTGTTATACGAAGCAATGCATGTTTTAAACGCTCCTGAAGAAAAATATAGGATTTGAGCGACTCCTATCCAAGGGCTGCTAAGTAAATATGCATTATCTTTCATGCTTCCTCACTCCTTTGCGTCCTGCAACTCTGCGTGCTACAGGTATTCCATGCATTCTCAGATAATTATTTGATACGTCATATTCTCCATTGGCTTCAATCCCGTAAATCAATGTCTTGTTTTGTTCCACATCATAGAACGGTTCTTCCAATATTAGTTTTTTGGTTGTTACTTTCACGCAACCATTTTTATATCGTAAAGCATCAACAAGCATCTGTTCGTTCGATTGTTGCGTAAATTCATTATTAAAAAAAGCTCTCTGTTTGCATATAATATGTGCAGCACCAGAAAAAGATAGTCCTTTTTTCGACAGTCTTTTAATTGTTTCAATTCTTCCTCTTGTGCAAATCGGAAACTCCCATTTATTAAGCGAAACCGATTCTTTGATTTTTATCACTCCATCTTTTGTCTTAAACTCTTCCATATCATCTCACCCCATGAACCTTTCTTAGATTTGCATATCGGTCAACTATTACGTCCAATGCTGTTTGAAGCTGATTGATTGTGATGCAATCGGACTGATGCTGATCACTGTACCATTGTTTACTGTGCTCCGTATCAGATTAGAGAAGATATCAGTGGCAATTGCGTATCCCAAACGCCTTTTATAACTTCTCTGGTTTGCAACTCATTTGTATATGCCATAACAATCGAATTGGCTTTTTCGAGTTTTTTTTCGAGTTCTTTGTTTTTGACTGCAAGTCTTTTATTTTCCTTTTCCAATTCCAAAATTGTTTTGTTTTTCAACACCGTTCACCTGAAATTCATTCCACTAAAATTTTGTAAACATTTCCATATCGTAATTGTTACGGATATAATCTACACAGTCGCACAGTTTCTTACGCAAAACTAAATCTTCTGCGATATCTGGATGAATCACATACAGTAAACAACTTCCCTTTTTTCCGTCCTCTTGAAACTTCTTCCAGTCAAACATCATTGTGAACAATGGAATCCTCGTGAGATTTTTTGTCTTGTGTTTTATGTAAAGATTGCAGAGTTTCTTAATCATGGTATCTTCTCCTATCTTGTAGACCACGTAACTATTTTATTCTTGCACTGTGGGCATATGATATATTTCTGCTTACGTCCACGTTCAGATGGCATATTTGTAGAAAGCATCTTTTCTATGCATTCTTCTTTAACATCTTCTTTTTCATCGTACTGCAACACTGCTCCGCATTTTCCGCAATTTATTCTTTTTAATGTTCCGGGAACTAAAATTTTAATCATTTTATATCACCATATTCCTCTATCATTATCTAATTCTCCAAGAATGTTAGGTTGACAATCTTTTTTGTCAAGTAATGTGACCTTTGCGTTATAAATCGTCTTAATCCTATCAGATTCGAGAAAAAATTCACTATTAAATTCAGTTTTGCAGTTTGTACAAATCCATTCTGCATCAGTTCTCAAACCTGCAGCATCTACGTCGCCACCAAAGATATCCGCTCCTGTATTGATTACTACTCCTCCGCAAAATGGACATTTACGTTTGTCTCGTAACGATAAATTATTTTCCATAATTTTATTTTTCCTTGCCCTCCCTGTGCTTTATCTGACACTTGATCATCTTTGCTATATTCTCACGTTCCTGTTTTATTCCATGTCCCTGTCGAAACAACTCGCATTCGAGAATATTTCCGCACTTGGAACATTCATCGTTGATTTCTTTGCCTGCTATTCGCATTTCCATCCATCCTGTACCATTTTAGGCTTGTATATTTTCTCGGTGTATCCCTCGCCGTTACATAAGTCGCAAGTAACTTCTATTTCTTTGTAATCATCGCAACACTCCCAGTATTGTGCACGATTTACTCTTTTGATAGTAGTTCCACTTCCGCCGCACTTCGGGCATCTATGAATTTTATTTCCTTGTATTAGACTTACAAGACCATTAAGAGTCGTTTCTCCACCGTATACATTTCTCAGACGTATCGCTTCATGAATTTTCATTATTTACACCCTCCCAACATTCACAACTATCATCAAGACATCTAAAGTCTGCACAATATTCACTGTCACCATTGAAACAAACCCATGTGAAGTCATCATGTCTTCTGCAATTCTTACAACATTTTTCTTCCATAAGCCACATCCTTAAACAAAAATTCCAGTACACGGACTTGAACCGTAACTAGCCACCCAACGTGGAGTACTGGAAACCATTCATAGAAAGGTAAGATAAAAATGAAATCCTTCCAATGATTGCAGTTCATTGGAACGGTGCATCCGTGATTCGAACACGGACAACATTTCTGTTGGAAGACTTAGCAAGTCTCTCTGTTACCATTACAGCAATGCACCACTTAACTAACCAAATCTGATTTTATTGTATCGTCAAAAAATCAAAAAAAACGGTGGGAACCTTATTCGCAAGAGCTACGCCCACAAGTGGAATCGAACCACTACGCTGCACCTAACTCGCTCCGTATGTTTTATATAAGAAAACCAGAAAGAAAACCACTTCTCTATCCTGCTATACACTGTTTGGAAGAACCATTTCAAGCACGTTCACTTATTGACTACTAGAGGAAATTCACTTTGCCGATAAGTAATACATACTCGGAACTCGGCCAACATTCTGCCATGTATTACCCTGTGCTTTTCCTACCACCAAACTTTCAGTCTCCAAACAGTGAATGGGAGAAGATGGAGTCGAACCATCCGAACCACAATGGCAACAGATTTACAGTCTGCCCCGCTACCTCTACGGAATATTCTCCCAAAACCCGGATTCCCGGGTTAGCAATATGTTTATCGTGTTATGCTTTCCACTAGGCTGTTTTATGCTGTGTCAGTCACACAGAGTTGTTTCGGATATTATTATGCCTTTTTGGGCTATTTTATGCTTCTTGAAAACTCCCTTGTCATCAATGCGCGCTTGTGATGGCTTATTGAAACTAAGAAACATTCATCGGACGGGAAATCAGATCAAGCACAAGCCTATGCCGTTACATATCTTTGCTCATTCTGATTCACATACGCTCATCCGAAAGTTTTTTCTGCCCATAAAACGGATGGGCAGCATATGGAAGAAATGGAAATTCTGAGATTCGAACTCAGGACTTCCCGGTTATGAGCCGGGCGTTCTAACCACTGAACTAAATTTCCTGAGTAGAAAATATTACCAGCACCTCAAAGCCATATTTTCTACTGTTGCGATTCTTTGCCACCAGTCGCAACAAAGGCTCCCTTTTTTGGTTTTGCTGTCACCTATACGGGAATCCCATCCGGGACGTTTGAAGCCCCTTTAGGCAGCTCCGTTGAGCTAGATGGGTATCGGAGGGTCTATGTGAAATAAACCATTGCCAGGTACATGCGCAACCCGACAAATGGGGCTAGTGGGATTCGAACCCGCGAATACAGCAGTCAAAGTGCTGTGCCTTACCACTTGGCGATAGCCCTAAAATCTTTCTCCCACTCCGCACCATTACAAAAGCAGGAGAAAGAATTGTGTGTGATATAATTACTATTTCTGCAATGCAAACAATATATATGTGGAGAAAATCGAATTTAATATAATCGACTACAGAAATTTTTTTACACTAAGTTGGATGTAAAGAATATTTGCTTGCGTACCGCTCCACAATCGGGCAAGCGTATCCTTCCGGTTTGATTATAGGTTTAACCCGTTCTATGATAAAAAACGGAATAATCCTCGCAGGAAATGCTAAAAGCATATTTTTACCTCGCTGTGCAGATTAATATGGTATTCAGAATGAGTCCTAATTCCAACACTGTAAAGAAGAAAGTAGAAAACATCGGTATTTTCTTCTCACTAATTTGCGTCATGAGGAATGCAGTTAACGTTGTGAATACTATTATGTTAATCGCTACTGCAATGATCGTTAATGGTAATCTCATTTTTCCTCTCCAATCATAAAATTAAGTATCTTCTCTGCGATTTCTTCTTCCGGCTCAAATGGTAATCCACAGTAATTGTAATGCTCTAAGGCCGATTTTAGGCTTGCTTTGAATCCACGGTAAATTTCCCCGTGTTGTAACAGTTCATGCCTTAAAACTGAAACTGCATCAGTAATTGATTGAGAAGTGAAACTAATTTGTGCCAAGCACTCCATTTCAATATCCGGCTCTGCCACCATCTCGAATACAAATGTCGGAAGCTCGTCAACAGCAACATGGAAATCAACAGACTTTACTCTTGGGACTTCATGTCCGTCAATAAAGCACTGTGTCCCCATCCAGTTATACGGACTCGGATTTATAATTTTCACAACAGGCATCTTTGCATCCCCTTTCCTGTGCTTTGCAATACGCCAGAAGATGTTCTGCAATCTCCTGAAGCTGATTTGAGTCGTATTTCGGGCAAGTTAATGGTCCTTTATCCCCTAAGTCAACACTTACTTCGGCATTAATCAGCATCGTTGCTACATCAATCGGTTTATCTGGAAGCATTAAATCGTCCTGATTCTTCTTGCCACCGATAACGCATTCGATTCTGTCGGCTCTTACCATTGTGTAATTTTTTATTTTATTAAAATCCGGTTTTTCGTCCGTTAAGATTGCTTTTCCATTCTCAGTGTATACATAATAAACTTTCTTGTTACTATTCATGCTTCCTCTACCTCCCCAAAATATTTCTTGTATAATTCATAATCGTTTTTGCCGATTAGGGCTTTAACTGTGAGTTCTTGTTCTATGCGAAGATTACTATACGTAAAGATTGTTTTCAAAACCTGTATACAATAACTTCCAACATCAGTGATTATTCCGCTTTCGGTCTCGATTCTCTCTTCAGCTGAGAACCAATGCCTATTCGAAGTTAAGAAATAAACCCTTTGCGTGCTTACTCCAAACGATATATGTTCCAAGCTTGATTCGTCCGTAAAAACCTTTTTTGCAGATTCTGTATCGTACAACATTTCATTTTCAAGAACAGCTTTCTTGTGATGATATTCATATACATTGTCATGCATTAAAGGTTTTTCAAGCGGATGCACGTCAAATTCTCCAGAAAAGCCTTTTTTATATTTAAAAAAATTTTTGAATATCGACATTTGCCTACCTCTTCCGAAAATATTCTGCCAGGGCTTCACGAGTGATCTGTGACACGCTCTTGCCGGTTCGGTTCTTCTCAGCTATGAGTTTTCGTTCTAGCTGGTACGGAATACGAATTCTGATTGATTCGCCCTGAGGATTGCTATAGGTTTTTCTCATATTGTCACACCGCCTTTCTCGGACGGCCTTTCGCCATTTTAGGAGTATTCAATGCTTCTTCTACAGTCATGCCTTTTTGATTATGCCTATAATTAAATGTTTCTACAGAAATTCCGTATTGCTTACAAATATCAGATTTCGGTACCATTTCCCCTCCGAACAAAATCATCGCCGTCTTTTTCTTGTTTTTTCGTTTCTTCCATTCGGAAGGAGGTCTTTTATTTTTCTGTTGTTCAACATTAGTAATCCATCGGCAATTGTTGGGTTCATAATTTCCGTTTACGTCTATTCTGTCAATCGTGCATTCTCCAAACGGAGCATTTTCATCATATCCATGTTTATAGGCCCATTCTTTGAATATCGAATAGTCATGCCATTCATCGCATAATTTAATTCCACGTCCGCCATAATTGTAATAGTTAGAAGCAGTAATGGACTCGCATCTTCGCTTTATATCCTGCCACACATGATACAGGCGATCATTACTTCCACCATGGGTTCGGCTAGAATCACTATGACGACATCCACAACTTTTTACCATCCCTGAAACTAATTCAATCGGTCTTACGTTCTTAATATTCCCGCAATCACACCGGCATTTAAACCTTTTAATTTCACCAGGATCATTTATTCCTATCACCGTTAGGAAACCAAAATGTTTCCCGATATAAGTTCCATCGTATTTAATATTCGAAAAATGTTTATGGCACTTCTGATCTTTCCACTTCCCTGCATGCATCATGCTAAAAGAAACATCTTTAAATGCTCCGCATTCTCTACAAACCATACGAATCTTAATAGGATTCTGTTCTATTATTTTTGAAGCAGTGTAATCTCCATACTGTTTCCCTATTTCGGATTCAAGTAGGTCTTTTTTAATTTTTCGAGATTTTTCAAGCTCTGCATTTCGTCTTTTCTTTCGACATTTAGGACATGCCTTTATAAGTTCACTCCATTTATTTCTGCCTTTTATCATTCCTCTCTGGATTTCATTTCCGCATGTAACGCATTTAAGTTTAACTACTCTGGCTTTAGTATATGGATTGTATGAAATATCAATAATTTTGTAGTCACCATTTACTGTGCCAATACGCTTTTGATAATATTCAATCATTTGAGAAATATTTTCTTTGCTAATTCCGTATGAAACTAACTCTTCTACGCTGTTCATCTTCGGACACTCCTTTAACTTAACTTCTGAGTTATTAAATTTCGAATGATTTGTGAAATACTCAGCCCTGTTTGAAATGATTCCCTTTCAAGTTTTGCTCTCATATCATCAGTGATACGAATACGAATTGATTCACCTTTGGGATTGTTAGTTGGTCTTCCTTTTGGCATATTGCATCTCCTTATTATGTAGGACAAAAGTAATAAATCAGATTTACTCAGAGCACTCATTAGGCCGTTCGGGGCATCCATATACACCCCCCTCCCGGGTCTGTCTCTGGTGACGCTGACCGGGCAACCCTTTGCCCCATGGGTTCCCGTTGTCCCGGTCTAAACGCTGCTTTTCGGATGCCTTCGGCAGTGATCAAGGAAATTATAATGCATATCAATTTTCAGAATATTACATCTATTTAATAAACACTTGTTTTTTAAATAGACTGCTATACATCATGCACAAATTCAACTGTTATATATGTGCATATTTACTAAATACTGCCATGTCTACCGCTTTTCGGCCTGTTTGTTCGTCATCTGCGTACATTTCAACGATCTTGTGTACGTTCCACGCTGTTATAACTCCGGCTTTTCCATCTCTGGAAGCTCCAGAACATCCTTGTACTTGTCTGCGATCTGCTGCGCTGTCTGCTGTGGTATACCCTGTTGCTGTCCTACTTGTACTGGTGCTGTCTCAGCCATTCCGTAAGCTGCTTTTGCAACGAATATCAAGTTGGCATTTGTGCCGGCCTGATTATTGAGCCGGTTAATCGTGCAATTCTTGCAAATATCGAACCATTTTTTTACCGTGTCGCCATGTGGCGAGGCGGTTCTGTATTGCCCATTCATCCAACATGTAAAAGTTCTACGTTCTATTCCCACTAAAAAGCTAAATACTTCTAACGTCGGTAGCACTCCATATCTAGTGCATATTCTGACATATATATTAAATATACTGTCTAACAGTTCTATGTTATTATTACTAGGTTTCTGTATTTTATCGGCTATATAAAAAATCATATCTACGAAACTATCAGCAATAACAGATCTATATTCTTTCTGTGTATCATAATCTTCTGGCGATACCTGTAATACAGTGCTTATATATTCGTCCACAAGTCTATATATATCACTCTCATATACTTCAATTCCCTGATCTGTTATAACTGTATTATTATTCTTCACTGTATCACCTCGCTTTATAACGTTAATCTATAAAAACATTGCAAATAAAAAAGCACAGAAAAACATGTGAGCCATTGTTTCGGCTCCTGTTATCCTGTGCAAAATGCGTTAAAAATATATTCCGTTTTCGTGTCTATTAACAGTATTAACATACAAGTTGTTATTCTGTCAACTATTTTTTAAAATTTCTAGTTAATCTCATATAACACCATATACTATATCTATGTATATTATTATACTATATCTCTATATACTGTATATAATTATATATAATAATTATTATTAATCAACTCTAACCTTAGGGAATCTATGGAGGGATAATAAAAGATATTAACATACAGTAGTGTACTGGTAATCTATTAATATATAATATATATATCCCTATTAGGCACATAAAAAGCCAGACCTTCCGGCGCTGATCCGACATGATCTGGCTGCAAATTATCGTTATTTTTTTCGCGTCAGCTGCTCCAACTATCCCTCCATGAGTTCCCCGCGGCCGTCGTTGGTGTGAGTATAGCGCACTATCGAATCGAAAGTCAAGTGCAAAAAAAATAAATTTTCCTCTTGACAACTTCGTGCGTACTGTGTTATATGTGTTATAACAGCTTTGGCGGTTGGCTGTTAATGGGCGTATATTATGCGCTATCTCTCCAAAAGCCGCCATAAGTATGCTATTCAATTTATTGAATGCATTTCTATGAGAGAGTAACCAACGTTCGTTGTTGGTTACTCTTTTTTTGTTCTTCTCTATACAATTTTCTTTCGTTCAATAGTTTTTGCAAGTCGCAATTGCAGCCACGCCGAATGTCCACTTCGTATCTTCTAATTTGCAACTGTTTTTTTCTGCAATAATCTGAACATACATTCGAAGACGTGCCATTCCAAAAAGATTTTCCACAATATCTGCAAATTTTTATTTTTTAATCCTCCCATTTTGTTTTCTTTCCAAGACCATGAATATATTTTTCGGTTGCTTCTATAAGTTCCACGTTAGTACATCCAAGCCCGGCCATGTAATCATTTCCAGGATTGCAATGATTTTCGCAAAAATCAACTATCTCAGACCAATTACCAGTTTGATAATATGCAATCTCTTCGCCGCCATCGTATTCTATCTGGATGTTATACCAACACGGAGTTTCTGTAATTCTGTAGATCACATCTTGATTGTCCTTTTTCAAACTTTTAAATTTGTTCTCAAGCCACTCGATTGAGTTATATTTTATTGCCATGTTCTTTTCTCTCCTTTTCTCTGTGAAGTTTTTAGTTGCTTTCTTTAACTGTCTTTATTATAGCACTTATTAAACTATGCGTCAAGTATTTTATTGAACTATTCTATTATTTTTTCATTCTTTCTATCTCTTTCTGGATGCACTCCAGGACAAACGCCGACATTTTTACGCCTTTGAGTTCGGCTGCTCTTTTTACGTCTTCCTTGGTTCCCTTTGGTGCCATTACTGTTATACGGTCGTACTTGTCTTTTTGATATTGTGCAATATATGAAAGTTCCTTTTCTTTCTCTTTAAATGCCATTTATTAGCCCTCCTGTTATTGTTTGCTTTGATTATATCATTTATTAAACTATGCGTCAATCGGCTGTGGGTTTTTATTTCGATATTTTTTTATTTCCTATTATATGTGCAGAAAAACACTATTTTAAAAATAATATATTTTATTAAACTATGCTATTGACACTATTATTAAACTATGCTAATATATAACCATCAACAGAGAACAAAAAAAGCCCGGCAGACTTCCAAACCAAACCGGGCACCAATCAAAAAAAAGAAAGGTAACCCCATTATAACAGGGGCAAAGGTGAAAAGCAATGGCAAAGAGAGAGCTTATGAAAAGAATCGAGAATGAAAAAACAAAATCAGCATGGAAAAAAGGTGTTAAAAATTACGCTTTGGACTTAGTGGATGGTTTGGAACTTGACGAACTCCCAGAAACTTGGGAAGAATTAAAAGCATTATTGTTAAACGGTGCAGACGGTTGGTTGCAGTATAGTTGGGGTGGTTGTGCTCTTATCTACGATGCGGATATTGCAAAAGCCCTTTGCACTCCGTCAGAACTCAAAAAGACACGCAACGGCGAACGCAAACCAAACAGTGGCGAAGAATGGTTGGGCGTTCAGGGGAGAGCGCTGTTCCAGGCTTCAAGGCTGATTCATTCTTGTTATAGATTTGCGGAGATGTAAGCCATGAAAAATACGCCTATTTCCAGTGAGAAAATCATGGATAGCGTAAGCGTACCGGGGAGCATTTCCCCGGCGGTCTTTTAACAAAAATTCAAGGAGGATAAGAAAACATGATAAAAATTGATATGTGGTACAACGACAAAAAGGAACAGGCAACCGGGCTCGATATTTGGTTTAATGATCTTGGGTGTTTTTACTCTGGGAATATCACAATTTTTGATAAAATAGTCGGAGATTATTACGCCGACAGCGTGCAAGAAATTTGTGAAGCGTTCCCACATCTGAAAGAAAAAATAAACGCTTGTTTGAACTAAATAAAATAATTTCGGGCGGGGCTTTCCCGCCTGTTTTTCTAAATACGGAGGGGTTAAGAATGAATAAAACAATTATATCTTTTGCAAAAAAAATACAATATGCAATATACAGAAGTAAATTTTATGTACGGTTTGACGGGGTATAGATTCGATTTTGGTTTAAACGATTATAATACAATGAGCTGGTGTAAGTCTATGTTATCCAAACATAAAAACTTAGTTGTAGAATCTAACATTTATACAATGTGCGTAACGGTCTATAATCGCCAGGAAAAAGAAAAAGCATGTGCTTTTTATGAACTGGTAAAAAAGTTGCATGATATTTTTAACTTAGAATATCACGAAACGAAGGACGGCAGCCGGGCATATAATAAAGTTGTTGACTTTGTGTTGTTGCATCCGGAATACAAAAAAGCTTTTGACAGCATTTATAATTAATTTTTTTACCGCTTCCCGGTATCCAGTCCGGCGGTACGTTCATGACGTGCAAGCGGTTTCCTTTGCTTTGTCTAATGCCCTTTATTTGCCTTTTAACGGCTTATATCTGCATTATGGTATATTTTACCGTTTACGGCTGCAAAATTGTTTCTAGGCAGTTTTACGCAATCAGCCAAAAGGATTGACGGCAAAATATAACAGGCGTATTATGTTTATATATGTCAATGTGGATAACTGCCGACTTAGATTCTGTCCAGTTTATGCAGCTGTTGCCGGTTTCGTTATCCTTGTAAGCGTCTATTTGGCGTTTTACGGCCGTTTATATGATTACATGTGTATTTATCAACTGTAATTATTGAATTGATTCTAGATGCATTTACGGGCTTTATAATGGCATCCAGTTATTATATCGTACTTTATTTAATTGTCTTATAATGTTTTAACGTTGTATTTTGATTTTTAAGCTGCTTTATATCGTCACTCGATAAAGTATAGGCTTATGACGTTAGAATTGATTTTAGACGCAATTATGCAATTAATTACAATGTTTCTAGTATGATCGTGTGCATCGGATGGCGGCATGTTTTGCCGCGGATATATTCCTTGATGCATCATCACTTTACTATGAAGTCTCACGAGTGCTAATTTTCACAGACATTCAAAAAGACCCGAAGCATGGATTTTGAACGAAAAAAATCATTTTTCCATGGATACGGGTCGTTTTATATTTTTTATTTATTTGTAATTTTGTACAAATATTTTTATAGCATCTATTCTGGGACTGTGGAAAATGTAAAATTATTTCAATTTATTTAGATGATCTACTTTACCAGTGCTTCTTTTCTTCTTTATTGCGGTTCCGATTTTCATCTTCTGTTCTCGTTCTTCCTGTTTTCTGGTCTTCGATTTCTTTCTCAATGAGTTTCCAGTACTATACCCCATATTTTCCCTCCTTATCCTTGATCTTCTGACTTCTGGTCTTGAAATTGATGATTTCCACGTCTGTATTGAGTTCAGGTGGTATTTTCCCTACAACGATAACTCGAAGCGGTTCTATGTGTCTTTCCATTTCTTTAAAGCCTATACAGAATTCTTCTCTGGATGCTCTGGATTTAATTCTTCCATTGGTGCAACATGCTACGGTGCTTCTTTTTGGCACACCATCAAAAGCCCAGTCATAGCAATACTCTGGCGGTATACTTACGTTCGGAATAACTTTAATTCCGTTCATGCTGAGATAATGAGACAATGCATGATTACGGTACTTCTGCCAGATATTCATTGCAAATGGCATTCCATTCTCTCCTACTGCCATAGAAAAGTCAGGGCCTATCACGCTATGGAAACATTTTAAATGTTCTAGGTATCTGTCTGGATTATTCCAAATTTTTTCAAATTCGTAGTCGTGGATGTAGAAATTCACTGTCAGCTTGCGGTGATTCTTAATCTTCGGACTGAAGCTATCCTTGAAATCAACCGTATCTTCTCCCGGATGTCCTGCGTATCTATCTAACATCGGTATCTGATATTTTCCGTCCAGTTCTGCTCCTATAATCATGTATTCTCTCATTACATCATATGCGGTATGACTATCTCCTAATACTTTCATGCTTCGTTCCTCAATCATTATTACTGTGGTTTCGCTCCTTAAAATTTACTCTTTAGTAATTAATCAAAAAGCAAAGAAATATGTGTATTTTACGGGCTCTTTGTGTCCCGGAAAGCTGCGTAAAGCTCTGTAAAATGTAGTGCTTCGTTCCGTGAATATGGGGTTAAATAAGTTCACCGAACAACGCATACTTTTTCCGCTAACAAATGACATTTCTGTCGTAATTCCATCTTTCAAATAAAATACCAGCTTTGCTTCTTTTTCTCCTATTGGATTAACAACTATTTTTTTCAAAAAACTGTCTACAACTGTCTTGGTTATGTCGTCCGGGCCGATTCCATCAAGCTGTTTTATGGAATGTGCAATTGCTCTGATTTGGTTTTCTATCGGAACAATATCATCCTGTATGGTTGACAGTTTTTCAATTTGCTTCTTGTATTCTTCAATTTGAGCTTCTAGTTTTTGACTCTTTTCAATGAATACAGCATCACTAATAGCTCCGTCCAGATTGTATTCCAGTAGCTTATCACTTTTTCGTTCAGCGACATTTATTTGCTTTTCGAGTCTTTTAATTTCAGTTGATGCGTCTGCCTGGTTCATGGATGAATGATATATTTTAATGAACTTTTCGGCAATTTGTTCAATATCACCAGAAGATTCACAAATTAATTTCGCAATAACTTCTCGAAGTTCTCCGTCATCGATGTAAAAAGAATCACAGCTTGCAGCGCCTTCTTTTATTTTCTTACTGCAAACCCATTTAACATCTTCTTTTCCTCGAAGTGTTCTTTGTTTAAGCCAATATGATGCGCCGTCATTTCCACAAATAAGCATCCCTGTGAACACATTTTCACTCTTTTTGATAGATGTTCTACGGGTTTTTACAATCTCGCCACGTGCATCAATATATTCGTTTGCTTTTTTCCACACTTCTTCGTCAACGATTTGCGGAACATGGCTTCCATCATCTTTAAACATCACCCATTCTGATTCTGGAAGAAACTCCTGCTTTTTGGTGAACATATCAACAATCTTAACTTTACCACCGGCATAATATCCTTTATACTTTGGGTTTCTTATAATGTGGCGAATAACATTTCTGTCGATTTTACCGCCTTTGTAATTGCGATAGCCCATGTTGTATAATTTTTTTTCTAATTGAGGCGTTGTCCATTCGCCGGATGCATAGTCTTCAAAAATCATTCTAACCATTTGAGCTTCAGATTCATTTATTGTGAGTTTTCCGTCTTTTTTGTCGTACCCGTAAATCCTAGAGTTTCCAAGGACAACCCCATTTTTAATAGATTGCTTGTGTCCAAATTTAACACGGTTAGAAAGCTTTCGGACTTCATCCTGTGCGACGCCAGCCATGATTGTCAATCGAAGTTCACTGTCTTCATCAATGGTGTTGATGTTGTCATTCTGAAACCACACGCATACGCCCCAAGAAAGCATTTGCCTGGTATACTGGATACTGTCAAGTGTATTTCTGGCAAAACGCGTGATCTCTTTTGTGATAAGCATATCAAATTTCCCGTTCTTTGCATCTTCAAGCATTTCTTTGAACTGCTCACGATGTTTGGTTTGTATGCCAGATATGCCATTATCAATATATCCTTTAGCAAACTTCCAGTTTCTATTGCTTTTAATGAATTCTTTATAATACTGGGTTTGGTGTTCAATGGATACCTGCTGATCTTCGGAATCTGTACTTACACGAGCATAAAAAGCAACTCGTAAATTCAAATCATAAATAGAACGGGTTCTTAGTCTTTCTCTTGTATGGTATATGTTCATTTCGATTCTCCTTCAAAAAGGAGCGAAACCATTTATATTATACTCCATACAATGATTTCGCTCAATGCTTTTTAACATTTATTTATTTGCGTGATGATTTTTGTATATACTTCTCGACTTATTATACCTTCATCATATAATCGCTTATTTATAATCAGCATGACTATCTTATCAGTCACATGACATCCCTCCTAATTCACAAAATCAAAAATATTCATCTGTCCTTGTATTTCTTCTATTTCATCTTTTGTAAAAAATTTGCAGGCTGTCCATTTTGGATTCCAGTCAGCATCCAGTTCGTAATTTAAGCATTTGCATCTTTTAACGTTTTTAAACATCGCGCATTCAAAGCATTGATGTTCATAGTTCGTACCGCCCGAACGTTTGTACATTTCGCTGATTCTTCTCATAGGCTGATGTCCTTCCATAATTCCGGGCATCTGGCAAAGTCATGCTCGCATTCTGTATATATGATGCATTTGTGGCAATCATGCCTACCAATTTGCTTTGCGTATTGTCGTATTACTTTCCTACATATAAGTACAAGTTCTGGCGTGATATCTAACTTTTCGTCTTTGCCCTCCATACTTTTCTCCTTTTCTTTGTTGCTGCATATTCAAATTTGCCTTCTTTTACGCAATCTCTTGGGTCGCATCCTCGACTATGACCGACCATAAAAATATAATCGCACGTTTGCATTTTCCCTGATGTGCCGTTTGATTTCGGATAGAACCTGCAATCTGCGCATTGACGATTAGTCAAATTCTGAATTTCTTGTGGTGTCATTTTTTTCCACGGTTTACGCTTGTTTTCCATTTTCACCGCCTTGAATCTTTTTGATAAGTTCCTGCTTCATTGCATCCGCTATGTGTTCCCTGACTGATTCTTCAGGAAAAGGGATTTCCAATGATCGCTCTAAAATTCTGTTCGTAATGCGGTCATCATATTTCAATCGGGAAATAGGATAATTACTGGTGAAAATTGTGGTTTTCTTGTCCACATACCGACCATTGATGATTCCGTAGAATTTTTCATTAATCCAATCTTTCCCAGATTCCGCACCAAAATCGTCAATAATCAAAATATCCGCATAAGTCAAATCACTAATCAGCTTATTCTCTGCGTTTTTTCCTCGTTCTCCCCATGTTGACTTTATCTCATCAAGAATTTTTAGGGATGTTGTGAATTTTACCGATTTCTGATACTTTTCTATCATCTCATTTGCCATGCTGCATACAAGTCTTGTCTTTCCAGAACCTTTAGTATTTGAATATATGTACAGCCCAATTCCCTGTTTCTGCATCTGTTGGATATTTTCAATCCAATATTTAACAGCTTTTGCCGCCTGTATGAATATTTCCTTACTTTCTGGAAGTTGATACACGCTACTTTTCATATTTGAAAATCTGCATTCTTTGTACATATCCGGCATTTCAGCAAATTGCAGCTGGTTCTGCAAGATCATCTTCTTTCTGATTCCGCAATGGCATTCTTCACAATATGGAACGCCGTTATCGTCCCTTGACCATATCCAACCAGAACCGCCACAATCATGACAATCAGTCTGCAAATGGAGTGTCTGAGATTTTGCTTCCTCCGCATTGTTCAAATGGGATAAGCGGTTTGACATGTCTTTGAGCTGTTCTAGTGGTTCCATGTTGCCCCTCCTTGTTGTAGTTTCCTTCTAACGTCTTAAGAAAATTATTTGGTTTTACAAACCAGTCAAAAGTAATCGTCCAGCCATTTTTATTTTCGCCTCTCAGGAAGTCACTGTTGCGGATATTGTCTATAGCTTTTAAGATATCGTCCATACCGTACTCTCTTATTCGTCCTTTGAGAAGCTGGTATCTTTTGGAGGATTGTTTAATATCTCTTATCGGATTGATGCCAACTTCCTGTAATTTGTTCCATTCCTCGATGACACGTCGGACATCAGTCTGACATATAGTATCTTTAGATACTATTAATTTATTATCTTTCTCTTTATCTATATCTTTATCTGTACATTGACATGGTTGACATGTCAATGACATGTCAATGACATCTTTTGACATCTCTTCTCTCTTTCTTGCTCTGGATTCTCTTTTTTTGATTCTGTTATATTCTTTTAATTCTGAAAGTTTATCAGTTGACTGCCATTTTTCCCATGCAGATAAACAAATAAAATCATCTACAATTTCGATCATTCCGAATTTTTCAAATGTAGCTAACCCAAGTCTTATTGTATTTATATCCATCTTGAATTCTTCTGCCAACATTTCATCTGTGTATGGTATTTCCTTCGTGAAAAATACAAATCCATCATCGTTTGAATTTCCGGCAAGGCACATAAGGAAAATCCACATTAATGCAATTGTATCTCCATCTGGAAGTGTTCTTATCTGTTTGATTTTTCTGTTATCTGGCAATCCCGTTGATAATTTTATCCATTTTACATCCGCCATTCATCTCACCTCTTTATTTGCTTCTCTGTGTTTGTCGCAGCTGTCATCATCTTCCTCACCTTTCCTTACAATCAATCCTCCACAATATGGACAAAATGTATAATCCAGTCGATTGAGTGGCTTTCCGCAGCTACACCATGCTTTTACGGTCCATGATTTATAGTAGTCTGGCATGGCATCAAGTTTATCCTTGTCAAGTACTTCCACTTTTACAATTTTCCCGTGCTTTGAATATTCTATTCGTGCATCTTCTTTCCCGTCAGAATATCCATGACTGTATGCACTGTTCAGCTGATATTCAATGGATTTGACAGCGTTATCTAAATACTTATAAGCCATTCTTCATCTCCTCCAGCTTCTTCTCAGCTTCTTCACGGGTTAGGAACCATGTTTTCCCGTATTCTACGTCAACGCAAATTACATTCGGGGCATGAATACTGTCTTTATCACACTGTACGAACCACCCTCTTTGTGAAAATACAATGCTGTAAACTTTTTGATGATACACTCTGTTATTTGCTTTATATCCATTCAGGACATTTAAATTATAATTTGTTTTGCTCGGAATCTTATAAATATCGTCACCGATTTTAACTGGCAATTTCACAAGCAAGCCCTGCTCTTCTAAGTCTTCGTAATCAGCAAGTTTTTTAATCATATTCTCTACTGTTTTACAATTTCCTGCACCCTGTGAGCAGCTATCGCAATATTCGCCACACTCAAGCTCTCGTTTTTCGTTATATGTGATACTACCATCTTCCCATTTTGTTAATCTCTCCATCTACTTCACCTCTTAAAAAGACATATCTTCTAAATGCTCATAAATTTTATACGGAATAAAACAAATTGTCATAAGTACAAATCTTAATATTATTATCGGAATCTCTGCCAGCATGCACAATATGCACCAAATACATGCCAGTTTATTTCTTCTCCACCATTCCACTGGTTTTATTGAAACATTTCCATCCGTATCTCTTAATGCTTCAAAGGCAATTTTGCTAATTTTTATCATCTACTTCACCTCTTTCAGCTTCTCAACTGCCAGTTTCAAAGATTCTACAAACTCATCATTCAACGCTGTGCGATCTGGATTCTCAATGAATTTTTCAATATCTTCAATTGCTTTCTCTTCGGGTGTACAAATTGTGGATTTTCCTGATTTCGCAATTTCAAGAAGTTCGTCAACATTACCTTCCCAAGTATCGATAAGACATAAAGTTTTGTTACATTTAGTATTCTTTCTGTTTAATACACATTCTGAACAGTTACGTCCATTGCAATTGTCCAGAGCTATAATGCATTCAACAAATTCTCTCGCAGTCATTTCTTTTGTTCCGAGTATTTCCGAGGTTTCGTAGAAAGCATTAATCTCTGCTCCGATACGTGCGCTGTACACCACATCTTTGTCGTTATAAAATTTTAAAATATCTGGGAAATGTTGTCCCGGTAATGGCTCACAATGGTCTTCCTTGTGCCAATGAAAACCCTGCTTCTCAGCTTCTTTGAGAAGCATTTCGTTTTCTTCTTTTGTTCTAACCAAAATACATGTATTTCTTAAATCAATCATCTGCGTTTCCTCCCGTAATTGCATCAATGCAATTATTCCAACCTGCTTTTATACTGTTCCAGTGATCTGTTAAAGCTACTCCGGTCATTTTCTCCGGCAATGGCTTCAATGGACACCAATCAGGTCTTGATTTGCTTTCGTAATCATAATGTTCTTCTGTCATCAGAATTACATCATAATCTAAACAATCAGCTAATTCACAGCATCCCTCATATTCAAGATTTCCACAATATTCAGTTCCGAACGGGCAGCCTTAACAATTTTCTGGCGTGTCAATCACTAATACTGATTTACTCATTCAACTCCACCGCCTTTCACAATTTCAACTGCTTCATTCAGACATTGGGCTGTATACCAATCGTCACCCGATTCTGAAACTTTATCTTCGATTAACATTTCCAACTGTTGAACAACTTCATCTACATCAAAAGCTGTCGGCTGTTCGTCAATAACTGCACCTATTGCAAAATCCATATCCGAATTTCCAAGAGAGTCAATTATTTTGTCTGCATCAATCAGTCTGCTCATATTCTATTCTCCTAACTGTTCTAAAATTTCTTTTGCAATTTTATTACTTTCCTGCATGGAAATTCCCCATCCATTATATTTTCTGTGGCATTCATCACAGTTCCATTCACCATTATCACTTTCTTTAATTTCGCTATTGAATCTGCAATTATCGCAATACATATGATCGAGAGTGCCGTAAATGATGTTTGTAATATCGTCTTGTTTACTATTAGCATCGTCTACGTGCTTCTGTCTGTTTAAATATTCAAATACTCCCAGCTCATTTTTTCCGACCCATTTAATCCATGCACCGCAATCCCTGCAATACAATCCTGTATTATTCCTAACTTTCTTGACAAAAAGGTTTTTACTATTGCACTTTGGGCATCTATATTCTTTCATCTTTCATCCTCCCACACTCCCAACAACCGCATTCTCTCATACAGTACAGCGACGGTCTTGCGTCTGTATCCGTAGAAGTCTTTCGGGTTCATTGGGATATATCTTTCTTTGCTGATTTTCCTGTAACTTTTCCGGTGTAGGATATTCTCGATAACCATATCCGCTATCACCGTGTTTTTCGGGCAAGCTGACAAGGCGGTACCGGAAAGCAGGTATCCGTACTCTGCCGGGAAGTCTTTCAGCATCGTATTCAGTTTTTCAATATCCTCAGCCGGAATACCGTAGTCTTTCAGCTTCTTATTCCTTGTCAGCATACTGTTCTCCTTTCTATCCTGTATAATCTTCAAACTTTCTTACACTTTCAAACGTAGCTCTCATATTTACCCATCGTTGTAATCTTCTAACAGAATCGGTAGGTTTTGTGTTTTGCTTATCAAAAATCATTACGTAAGGCCAATACCCTAAATCCCGAAGTGTATATACTCTTTCCAAATCCTGTTCAAATGTGGTATTGAAATTTGTCAGCACATATACAGACATTTTTCTGCGATCCCACCCAGTTATTTTCTTAAACATTTGAAATTTCGGGATAATTATGCCTTTGTCTTCATATCTGTCCCACGCAAAATGAATCTGTTTTATTTTCATTTGCTTAATGTAATTTGCCTTTTCTTCGGTCATAATCCGAATATCGCAGCCTTGTGAAAAATCTATATATGCTTTGCTGTCTATTAACTGTTCAGATAGACTTTTCCATTCTGTACAAGCGAACATGTTTGGGTCAAGCAAGACTATATTCTTTTGACCATTCCAAAATTCTAATAAATCTGCTACTTTACAGCTTTTCTTTCCTTCTTTATCTTTTACGATACAGAAATCGCACCCTCTAGGGCATCCTCTTGTAAGAAAACCATAAGCGGTATTTTTGCATAATTCTGGGTAAAGACTATAATCAGGATAAATGTGTTCAATTTCATCCGGTAATGACTCCCCACCAGACGGATACTCATATCCCGTGCCACCTTTTATGATTTTTGTTGCACATACAGGATGCGGATAATCTGGCGTAAACGTAAATACCTTGCTCATATACACCTTATCTGGTGGATTTATCCATGCTGTCAATGGGTCGTACCATTCTACTGAGTCACCTTTTCCCTTATGCCATGCCGATATTTTCATCAATGGCAGATTTGGAAAATTATGACCATCAACATCTATAAGTTGTATTTTCATAGCTTCCTTTCTAATCGTCTGGGTGGTGTTTATCGTACATGATCGCTGCGCATACAAGACCAGTCACTCCGAATATGATTCCAAGGACGAATCCTAGCAAAAATGTAATCATACTTCCACCTCCGAATCTTCTGGCATCTGAAAGACCATATTCTTTTTAAATTTTTTTACAAGTTCTTTTAAACCATTGACGTGAATATCGTTTGATTCTACAATTGCTCGATGTCCTGTAAATCCTGTCAAAAAAGTACAAGTAATTTTGTATTCTTCATAGGCCTCCTGAATCATATCCAGTACTTTCATGGCTTTTTCTCTGGTGGAATAATGACCAATTGGGCACACGCAATCCGTTATATTAAACCCTTGTGCACATTCCCAGAATCGCAGCTCTCGTGTATTGTTAAGACTGATCAATCGGCTTTTATCCTGACTTCTGATTAACATTTTGCGTCCTCCTTATCTTTCTCACAGAATCCTCTGTGTTCATGCACTGAATACTCGATTCCACAACTCCGTTTCATGTATGTGAGTTTTTCTCCTGTCAATTCGCATTTGTGTTTTCTTGTATTCAGATACTCACAGGTTCCGTCACAGTAGCTCATTTTCATCCTCACTTTCCCCATGTAAACAACTGACACGCTATCAATTTAGATTTACGTTCATTTTTCTTGCTATAGTTTCTATAACTGTCACTGTTACGCCGTTTCCTGCCTGCTTGTATAACTGGCTGTCAGAATTTACGAACTGTGCTTTTTCAAAATAATTATCAGACCAACCTTGCAGCCTAAAGCATTCTTTTGGGGTTAATTTTCTGATTGCTATGTAGCATTGGTATTTTTCGTACCAGACTGCATACACAATTAATTCATCGGAAACTTTCACAAATATGCCTTGATTGCAACTCGTATCTAATCTTTTTGTTGCTTCTTCAACCTCAATCGCAATTCCGTGCCGGTCCTGTCCTGTCAGTGTGAACATCGGTTCTCCATCTTCTTTGAATCTTCGTCCATTTTGACGTTTCTCTGCCCGATCTGGTGTGAGAACTGGAATTGCAACTCCGCTTACTTCAGCTTTATGATTTGCGATTTCTTTGTTGTATCTGGCTTGTAAGCACCTTGCCTTATTGGTTAACTCTGTTTTTTTATAACTTAAATCAATAAAACATGGCAACGCTACATGATGTCCTCTTCCACCACCTTGTCCAGTATCAAGAGCCTCGGTAATTCCATCAGATCCAAACACTTGCGTATTTCTTCTATATCCGTTTTTATGTGCAATTATTTGAATACTATTTTTTCCACCTGCTCCTTCGACAGGAAATATTTTTGCGGTACTTCTCCCTCTAAGATGTCCGATAATAAAACATCTTTCCCGGTTTTGCGGCACTTCGTAATCTTTGGAGTTGAGCACTTGCCATTCTGCATCATACCCCCCCTGTTCCATTTCAATGAGCAGTCTGGCGAAATCCCATCCTCCATTAACACTAAGCAGATTTTTAACGTTCTCAATGAAAAGGTAAGTGGGTTTATCTTCTTCTTTGAGCTGCCCGATAAGGTACATAACTCTGAAAAACAGGCTTGAACGGTTTCCTTGAAATCCGGCTTGCTTTCCTGCAACTGAGATATCTTGACAGGGGAATCCGAAGCACCAACAGTCAGCTTTTGGAATGTCTCCGGCATACACTCTTCGAATGTCATTTGCGTACCATTCTCCATTTCTGTATTCCTCCTTTAATATTTCTTTTTGTCTTTTCTTGATAGGAATATCTTCCAATGCCTTTCGCTGCTCCTCTGTCAATAAGTGCATTGAGATGTAACTCGCAGTAGCAAATTTATCGAATTCGCAAAAACCAACGCATTCATGCCCCGCTAATTCCATTCCCCTGCGAAATCCTCCGATTCCTGCGAAAAAATCTATAAATTTCATTTTAAACTCCCATCTTCTTAACCAGATTCTTATTCAATCCCTCTTAACATCAAGCTTAATTTACTGTAACAAGGGCAAATTCTTGTATGATCGAAAATATCTTCCAGTAAAACGCAATGTGGAAAAAGCTGTTTTACCTCATA